CCTGCGTCAACTAATCTAGGGCTTGCAAAAATAGATCCTGAGTATATTAATGGCGAGCATGAAATATTTGATATATGGGACGGTTATATTGATTATACAAATGAAGTGTTCGATCCTTTTAATAACTTGCCTTTTGAGCCGACTCCTCGATATCAGTATAACCCTATAACAAGTAACTATGATGATAATGGAAGCGGAACAATAGTTCAAGACGGAACTACTGGTGCAACAGCTGAAGTAATGTTTTATCAAAGAGATTTTAACGACGTTAGAATCTATGTAAAAAATGTTTCAGGTACTTGGTTAAACGGTAACGATCATAACGGCGACACTACTATCTTTTATAAAGATTATATTCAAGTAGGCGTCCTTCAAGAAATAGGAGATGTTGTAGCAACTAGTCTAGCTAACGCAGATATTGGACCGTTGTTTGTTGTCGAAAATCCAAATGGAAACTTTAATCTAGCCACAAGTCCTAGTATTGCAGACAGTGAGTACTGGTTCTATGATAACATAACTGTGCTAGGAGAGCCTAGAGAGCCTAATAGACCAGCTAGTAACAATAACGATTGGGAACAAGTTTATAATATTCCTCTAACTGTTTTAGGTACAAGTGATCAAGGATACACCGACCAAGGTGCATATTTTGTATATGAAAAATCAGGTACAAGTTTTATCCCGATTAATGGTTATATTGTACCGGAAACGGAACAAGGACTAGAACTAGGATCTAAAGTTAAAATAGCAAAAGATGGAAATACAACTAATATCTTTGTAGGCGCTGCCGGCGGAATAGGAAAATTATTTTTTGTTAAACACACAGATGAAACTGATTATATATTAGATCGAGCTCAAAATTATAGAGGCGAATTTAGCGATTTAGTATTTTATAGAATTGATGAAATTGTAACATACCAAGACAAATTATTTACAAGTGTTACAAATATTTCTCCTGGAAATTCATTTAATTTAAACGATTGGATAGAAGTTACTGACCCTGTTTCTTACCTAGGATACTTACCTAGTAATGCACAAGTATCTATAGGCGACGATGCTTATTACAGTATTCGTGAAGATTTAGACATTTTAAGATTTGCTGATGAATTTGATGTAGATGAAACAGGCAATATTCTTGTTTGTGTTGTTGCTAAACAATTAACAGACAGTGTTACAGACAGAACATTAGTTGTGTATGGAAGACAAGACGGCAAATTTATACTTGATCAAGTTATCGATGCAGATACTGCTGACACAGCATTTGGTACAAGTATTAGTTTAAGTCCAGACGGCCATACTTTAGCAGTAGGCGAACCTTATAACGATTTTACAAATGATAATAATGAAGTGTACAATAAAGGTGCGGTTAGTGTCTATCAATCTTCAGATTCAGGATTTACATTACTACAAAAATTAACCAGTATTAATATAGAAGTCGACGAGCAATTTGGATCAAATGTTTCTGCTCAAAATGATAGCATTGCAGTAACTAGTACTAATGGTGATATTATATTAGACACTTCATTTAATGTACATAGTAATCTTGTAGAATTTTCTGAATCCATTTACGGAACAGAATACGTTTTAGATCCGACAAGTTCTTTAGCAGAACAAGAAACTATATTCGATAATGGATTTACTACTTTCAATAAAACAAAGAAAAATGTTGGAAGTGTTTATGTATTTGAAAAAATAGACACTACTTATTTGTTTGCCCAAGCGTTAGAAACAGACATAGATGATATTACAAGATTTGGAGAACAGGTCCTGTATAAAAATAATCATATATATGTAGGGAATCCAACGTATACAAATAATTCTACTTTTAAAGGATTAATACAAGATTTTAGAAAAGAAAGAAATTCTAAGTGTATTAATACCTTAAGACTTCCGCACGATAATGTAGATCTTGAAAAAATAAAAGGAATATTTTTATATAACACAGTTACTAATCAATTAGTAGAAAGATTAGATTTTATTGATCCTATACAAGGAAAAATTTCTGGAATTGCAGATCAAAATATTTCTTATAAAACGCATTATGATCCGGCAGTATATTCAGTAGGAACAGCAGAAGTTACTGTAGATCCGTTGTCAACTTGGGGAGAATCACAAGTAGGACAACTATGGTGGAATTTAAGTACTTCATTGTGGATTAATCCGTACCAGGGCAACTCTATATATCAATCAAATTCTTGGAATATTCTTTTTGAAGGAACCGATATAGAAATTTGTGAATGGGTAGAATCTGATTATATTCCAAGTGAATGGATAGAACTTGCTGATACTGAAGAAGGATTAGATAATGGCATAAGCGGTACTCCTAAATACGGAGACACTGTATATGTTCAAAAATCTTTATTCGACGATGTAGCACAGAGATTTGTAAACAAATATTACTTCTGGGTCACAAATAAAGTAACTATACCAAATAAAAATAATAGAACAACAAGCTGTAACGAAGTAGAAAACTTGATTAGAAATCCTCGAGCTCAAGGTTATAAGTTTATAAGTTTATTAAAAGATGATAAATTTGTTGTTCATAATTGTGACGGACTATTAGCAGATAAAGATATCGCTATAAATTTCCAATATTGGACCATAGACGATACTAGTAAAAATATTCACACACAATATCAAATTTTAACAGAAGGATTAGAAACTAGTAGACCTAACGCAGATATTGAACAGAAATGGTTCGATAGCTTAGTAGGTTATGATGCATTTGATAGAGTCGTTCCTGATCCAACATTAAAAGCTAAACAGCAATACGGTGTAGCTAATACTCCTAGACAGAGTATGTTTGTAAATCGTGTCGAAGCACTAAAACAAGTAATAGAACGTGTTAATTTAGTTTTAGCAGATAATTTAGTAGTTGATGATTTTAATTTAGATAGACTATTTGAAAAAGAACCAGCACCGTACGCATCGTCTAATTTATATGATTTAATTTTAGATTCGTACGAAGAATTACAATTTGTAGGAACTGCAAGATTAGAAACAGCAATACTTGAACCAGTAATAGTTGAAGGAGTTATTGCACGAGTAGATATAGTAAATCCTGGACGCGGCTATTTACGTACACCTTCTTATGAAATAACTGGTATAGGTAACGGCGCAGTATTTGAATTTGAATTAAACAACAACGGATCAATAACCAGCGTTACAGTTTTAGATGGCGGCTCCAAGTATGATAATACAACTTCGATAACTGTTAGAAATTTTGCAGTATTAGTAAACAGTGATAGTACATCTCGAGGCAGATGGACACTTTACAAGCGTAATTTTGTATTAGAACAGTGGGAAAGATCTACTGCTCAACAATACGATACAGAACAATATTGGAACTATATTGATTGGTATGATACCGGATACAACGAATTTACAAAATTTGATTATGTAGTAGATGAAAGTTATCAATTAAATTTCACAGAGTCAACAGTTGGAGACATTGTTAAAATTAACAATATTGGCTCCGGAGGTTGGTTACTTCTTGAACAAATAGATGATCAAGAAAATGTAGATTACACAGTGAATTTTAAAACTGTTGGACGAGAAAACGGAACCATACAGTTTAAAAATACATTATACGATACAGAAGCTAATAAGATTGGTTACGATAGTGATACATTTGATATTACATTCTATGATAATCTTCCTGTACAAGAAACTAGAATTATCCTTGAGACTTTAAGAGATTATATCTTTGTCGATAATCTTGCTATTCATTATAATGAATTATTTTTTGCTAGCATTAGATATGCGTTTGCAGAACAAAATTATTTAGATTGGGCATTTAAAACTAGTTTTGTTAAAGCACAACATAATGTAGGTGAACTACAACAAAAAGTTAATTTTGAAAATGATAACTTAGAAAATTACGAAGATTATATAAAGGAAGCAAAACCATTTAGAACAAAGGTTAGAGAGTTCTTAAGTTCTTACAACAGCATAGACACTTCGTCTAATTTTGTAAGTGATTTTGATCTAGCACCTTACTACAATGCTGGTTTAGATAAAATAGTTCCTAGAAACTTTATTTACAGTAACGGAGAAATTACAAGTCCTACCGAAGGTGCGCTATCTTATCCTGATCTTGCATGGAGAGAAAATAATAAATTCCAGTTAATTGATATTAAATTAGCAGATGTAGGAAGCGGATATCTTCAAGCACCTCAGGTAGTATTTGACGTTGATACAACAGCAAAGGCAGTGGCATTTGTAAGCCAGGGTAAAGTAACAGCAATAGAAATCATAGATGCTGGTAACGGATTTACAAAAGCACCTGTTATTACACTAGAAGGTGGTTTAGACGAAGGCGGCGTTGCAGCAAGAGCAACTGCTATTATAGGCGATAACGTTGTTAGATCTAACAAGATTGCATTAAAATTTGATAGAATTCAAGGCAAGTATAAGATTAATACAATACAAACTGTTGATACATTTGTAGGCGGAACTAATCAAACAGTGTTTTATCTAAGATGGCCTATTAGTTTTGACATTACTAAGATTGATGTAAAAGTTAACGATGTAGAAATACTTCAAAATAATTATGCTTACACAAACAAACAAGACACTACGTTAGGCTATACTAGACAGATTGGTGTTATTGAGTTTGTTACTCCTCCAGCATTAGGCAGTGAGATTGTAGTTACATATAATAAAGATATCAGCGTTCTTTCTGCAGAAGATAGGATTCAACATTATTATAATCCTGCAACTGGACAATTAGGTAAAGATTTGCCACAGTTAATGGACGGTGTTGATTATGCCGGTGTTGAAATAACAAGTTTTGATTTTGCCGGCGGATCTGGATGGATGACAGAGCTCGATGGCTGGTATACTAGTACATGGGATCAGTACGACACTACCTACGAAGATGAGGTATTTACATTAGACGGTAGTACTATTAGATTGCAACTAAGCACAGTATTAGAAAACAATGTTGTATATAATGTTTATAAAAACGGTGTCCGCATAGATGATCCTAATTACGGCACACAAGACCAAATAAACACAGATGCTTTAATGCCTAGCATTACAGGCGACGGCGTTACTGACTATGTTGATCTAGACGATTATGATATTGCAAATACTGCAAACGATGTTTTTGTTGTAAGAAAAATCACCAGTGACGGAAGTATTAAACCTGATCCTACTAGTTATGATACTCAACTCAGTGGAGGAGATTTAAACTATGCTACAGCCACAGGTTTACGTGCAGAAGATATTATTGTAGACGGCGACGGTCTAGTTACAGCAAGAAACACCACAGGCGCAGAAGAAGTTGTTCCAGGACATGTTGTAGATACATTAGATATTAAAGTTTACGATCGTCCTGGCAATGGATCTAGTCAAATGTATGTGTATACATTTAAAGTAGATCCTTACGATCCAGAGTTTACAATAACCAACTTCCCTGCAAATACAACGAGTGTATTTGCAAAGATCAACGACACTGTTGTAAATCCAGAAGACATTACATTTAGTTTCGCCGATCAAACAGTAACATTACCATCAACAGGCAATGGTATTGTTGCAGGAGAAAACCTAATAAGCATTGTATTAATGGATGTAGCTGGGCAAAGCATTTATGACATAGGTGAGTTTACAGCAGAACAAGATGTAACAACTTATATCACACAGGTTCCTTTTGAAGCAGATCTACAAGTTTATGCAACAGTGAGTGGAGAGCCTAGACCTATTACACTTATAGAAGCAGACGACACTTATGGTGAAGAACAAGGTAGACTGGTATTGAGATTTGATAATCCACCTGCGGCTGGCAGAATCATTCGCTACAGTGTATTTGCTGGAGAAGAACAATCTTACAGTGTTGTTTCGGAACAGATTGAACTAGGAGACGGAAGCACTGCAACTTATGCATTGGATAACATTCCGTTATACAAATCACCTGTTGAACAAAACATGTTGGTATTTGTAGATGACACAGTTCTTTACAGCGACTACAATGAAACATTTGCTGCTAGTTCAAATACACGTGAATATGTGTTAAGACAGTATCAGCAAGAACCATCAACACTTACAAATGAGTTTGTAAGTGTTTACTTGAACGATGTTGCACTTGTTAAAAACGTTGAATACAGATGGAACAGCGCAAACTCAAGTGTTACACTGTCGGCAGGTATTGGCACAGACGGAGATGTATTAAAAGTATACATTGACACAGGAGAATATGCTGTTGTTAATAACGCAATACAGTTTAACACTGCTCCTGCGCAAGATGCAGAAATACGTATATTAACATTTACAAATCACGATCTACAAAACTTTGATAGATTTAACCTAGAAGTTGTTTCTAAGATTTCACTAGATCCAAGCCAAGAAGACTACAGAGAATATTTAAGTCTAACCAATGGGTTGATTAAACTGTCAGAACCTGCTACAGATGTTCAATATATATTTGCAATGGTCAACGGTGAACGTTTAACACCTAATCAAGACTACACTTTAACAGATGATAGACAGTATGTCAAGATTGTTAAAGACCTAGCACAAACGGATGTTGTTGACATTATGCAGGTTAGAGGCACAGCAGTGTCTGGTAAGTTTGGATATAGAATATTCAAAGACATGCTTAATCGTACACATTACAAGCGTCTAAACGACACATATCGTTATAGATTGTCTCAGGATCTAAACTGGTATGATACTGCGATTGATCTAGACACAGTTGAAGGACTACCAGAGCCTAATAAGGCCAAAAACATTCCTGGTGTAGTGTTTATCAACGGCGAGCGTATTGAGTATTTTGTTATTCAAGATAATCGTTTAAGACAGCTTAGACGCGGCACACTAGGCACAGGAGTCAAAGAAATACATTCTGCAAACACCAGAGTTTACAATCAAGGTATTACAGAAACTATTCCTTACAAAGACGTCACAGTTGTACAAACTCCAGAAAATACAGGAGTAAATACATATAATCTTACATTTGATATTTCTAGCATAGATGAGTTAGAAGTATTTGTAGGAGGAACTAGACTTCGCAAGCAAGACATTGCAGTATATGATTATACAATAGATCAAGATTCTCCTGCAGGCGATACGATCCTGCCTGCAGAGTACACAGTAGATGTTTCAGCCAATACTGTAACGTTTATTAACACACCAAATACAAACGCAAGAATACAGTTTGTTAAAAAGACAGGAAAAACGTTTGCACTACCTGGAACTTCTCTAAGAAATGCAGACACAGAAGTAGCAAGATTTATAAGATCTGTAGAGGTTGACTTACCTTAATAAATACGATAGCAAGGAATTAAAATGGACAAAATACAAGATTCACAGAGTTTATTGATACAAGGACATATAAGGATTTTTGATCCTGAATCCGATGTCGAATATGTCAATAAAAGAAACGCTATTCATTATGAAAACATGAGCATAAGTCTTGCTGAGAGTATTGCAAATGCTGGCGAAAGTTGGATTCATGAAATGAGCTTTGGAAATGGCGGCACGAGCGTTGACGAAACAGGAATTATTACATATCTAACACCTAATAGTACAGGTACAAATGCTAGTTTATATAATCAAACTTACAGCAAGATTGTAGATGACAGAAGTGTTAACAACGTTGATCCAGTTCGTAACAAAATTGAAACAAGGCATGTAAGTGGCACAAATTACACTGACGTAGTTGTTAGTTGTTTATTAGATTACAGCGAGCCTAATGGACAAGATGCATTTGACACTGCTACTAGCAGTGACAGTTTGTATGTATTTGACGAATTAGGATTAAGAGCATATGATTCAGCAGGAACTGGCAGATTACTAACTCATGTTATCTTCCATCCAGTTCAAAAATCATTAAATCGTCTAATACAAATTGATTATACAGTGCGTATTCAGAGCTTGTCGGGGGTATAATAAATGGCATATACTATTAGTTTTACAAATGCTATCGAAAACGGTACTATTGTTATTGAAGACGGCACTACAAATCAACAAACAGACTTATCGTTTCCAGGAAGACAAGTAACAAACTACGGGCAAGCTATTGCAGAAAACTTTTTACATTTATTAGAAAATTTTGCAAGTCCTACTGAACCTAGTAATCCTGTGCAAGGGCAGTTATGGTACGATTCTAATGCGTCGTCTCCGCAACTTAAAATTTATAATTCTACAGAATTTGTTGCAGCAGGCGGTCTTAAAAAAGGAGATACTCAACCTGAAGCAAGTGCTAGTGTAACTGGTGATTTATGGACTGATACAGATAACCAACAACTGTATTTGTTTACAGGTTCTGGGTGGACATTAGTAGGCCCACAATTTAGTGATGGTCTTGCTACAGGCGCAACTCCGGAACGAATTTTAGGTATTGATAACTTAGAACACAGTATTATTAGAATTGAAATAGACGCAGTTCCTGTTGCTATAGTAAGTGCGGAAGCATTTACTCCTAAAACAGTTATACCAGGATTTTCAAGTTTAAAAACAGGTATTAATTTAAGTATCAATACATTTGGAGCTAGTGGCATTCCTAAATTAATTGGAACGGCAGAAAAAGCAGAAAATTTATTAGTCGGTGCAGAAACTATTCTTGCTAGTAACTTTTTACGTAGTGATGTTATTTCTACAACAAACAATCAATTTAGGATTAAAAATAATAGTGGATTATTAGTAGGTTCTGGAGGACAATTAACGGTTGGTGTTGAAGGCGAATCTGCAATTATTCAACATAACACTAGCGGTGCAGCAATTGACATTCGCGTGAACGACGACGGAGTAAACAAAACTGTTATTAAAGTAGACAGTTCAACAAATGTAGGTATTAATAATCAAAATCCTGCACAAGCCTTGGATGTAACAGGCAGTATACAAATAAGTGAATCAATTATTGTAAACGGAGTAACTCCTAGCACTACTATTGGTTCAGGAAGTATTGTAACCAAAGGCGGCATGGGTGTTGCACAAAATTTATATGTTGGCGGCAACTTAAATGTTGCAGGCACAACAACATTTACCGATATTTTACCTGACGGTACTTTAACAAGAGATATCGGATCACAATTATTAAAATATAGAAATGCTTATGCAAATAAATTCATAGGCGATGTCGAAGGTGATGTTGTAGGGTCATTATCAGGAACTGCTACAAGAGCAAACAGATTAACAAGTGCAACATCATTTTTAGTTTCAGGCGATGTTACAGCTAATCCTATATCATTTGATGGTTCAACCGGAGGAAATACTAAAACTTTTACAACCTCTATATCTAATACATTTATTGGAAATAAAACAACTGTTACTTCTGGTAATTTTAATGATGAATTTATTATAAACAGAATTACTGGAGCTAGTCCTGGACTTAAAAAAATAAATGCAAGAACATTACTAACTCTAGTACCAATAACTCCGCCCGGATCTATTGTTCCTTATGCAGGAGTTATTCCTAGTGACGGTAGAGTATTATGGAATGGCGGAGTTTGGTTAGTTTGTGACGGTCGAGAAGTAGATGACGAACTATATTCAATTCTATTCAACGTTATAGGATATAATTTTAAAGACAGTCCTAGTGCAGACAAATTTGCTCTTCCAGACTTTAGAGGAAGAATGCCATTAGGTTTAGATAACATGGGCGGAACAGCTGCAGGTGTAGTAACAGGCGCGAGAGCAAGCGAACTAGGTAATAGATCAGGCAGTGAAGATGTTATAATTGATCTAGAAAATCTGCCAGAACACGAACACACTTTACAATCAGATGTCGAAGATGGTCCTGTAAAACAGTTTTTTGCTATGAGTGCCGATCCTAAAGTTACAGGCGATGGCACTTCGCCTGCAAGTTCTGTACCACAGCCTTCAAGTGTAGACCCTACAGAAGCAACGCAAGGACAAGGGTATCCGACATCTGGAGGAATTCTTGCAGATACTACTACAATAGACGGAAATACTGTAAAAAATCTAGGAACTGCAATAGATGTTATGAATCCGTTCTTAGCAGTTAATTACATTATATTCACTGGGGTTATAGAATAATGAGCTATCAGATTAACAAAAGCGACGGAAGTTTACTTGTAGACTTAATTGACGGAATAGTTGATACAAATTCTACAGATCTTACATTAGTAGGAAGAAACTATGTAGGATTTGGTGAACAGTTTAATGAAAATTTTGTTAAACTGTTAGAAAATTTTGCAGCTGGGNTTGCACCTAGTAATCCAATTGAAGGACAAATTTGGTACGACACAAATACTGGCAGGATTAAAATATATAACGGTTCTAATTTTGAAACAGCAGGTGCACCTATTGTAAGTACAACTACACCTACTCTTACAGAAGGCGATTTGTATATCAATCCATTTACTAAACAATTATTTTTTGCAACAAGTCCGAGTTCAGGACCCATATTAGCAGGACCTATTTATACAGCACAACAAGGACTCAGTGGATTTAGAGTTAGAACTATACAAGATACATTAGAAAGAGATCGGGTAGTTGCTGATTTATATCTTGCAGGACAACTAGTTGCCATTTTGTCTAATACAGAGTTTACACCAAGTGTAGCTGCGAGCATTCCGTTTAGCGGCAATGTTAAAAAAGGCTTCAATTTTGTAGACGAAGAAGGATTTATATTTCACGGTACTGCTAAACTAGCACAAAATGTTATTAACCAAAACGGCGAAATTATTAGTGCTGATCAGTTTGTGCCAGCAGACAGAGCAGGAACCATGTCAGGTACGTTGTTTATTGATAACAACGATGGACTAACTATTGGAACAGGCTCTAATCATATCATTAAAGTCAGCGGTACAACAGTTGTTGCAGAAAATAGACTTAAAAACCAAGATTATTCTATACGAATAAATGCAGAAGGTATTATCAAAGATGCAATATTTGTAGACGCTCAAACAGAACGGGTTGGACTATTCACAACTACGCCTGCTCATACGTTAGATGTTAACGGTGATGCTAGAATTACAGGTAATTTACTTGTCGAAGGCACAACTACAAGTGTTGATAGTACTATACTAAGAATTGCTGACAAAAATATTGAACTAGGTATTACTGATGATAGCACAATGATAACAGAAGCGCAGGCAGACGGCGCTGGTATTATTGTAAAAGTGCAAGGCGATGATAAGACTATTACTTGGAACTTCGCTAATGATGCATGGGAGTTAAGTACTGATGTTAATATTCCTAGTAATAAAGGATATTATATTGATAATAGTTTAATGTTAGATGAAACTACATTATATAATGTCACAAGTGCTCCTGCACTAACTTCACTAGGAACTGTTCCTGATATTAATGCTGGTGGAATGAGGTTATTTAATCAAACTATTAGTACAACAACTGGCGACATCAATATAAATCCAAATGGTGTTGTTAATGTTAACAGCAATCAAATAACAAATGTAGGAGCACCTACGGCAAATACACATGCTGCAACTAAAGGATATGTTGATAATTTAGTCAATAGCACTCCTTTAGCATTTAGCATGGATATTACAGGATTAAACAACACACAGATAGCACTAGTACTAAATGATATTTTCCCGGCTGCTAATAAAGAAATAGGTACTGTAGCAATAGTACATACTACGTCATATACTTCTGTAGCAGTAACAGGTATTGAAGTTACAGTTTCTACTTCACCGAACACTAGCGGAACTGTTGTTCAAGAAACTCGAGCAGTTGACAGTAATGGTACCAATAATGTTACTGTGGTAGAAAGTATATCACAAGGTGTGGACGCAACAGGTACCATTAACTTATCACCTGTGAGGGGATTAAAACGTTTTACAGTCAATGGATCAAATCAGTGGGAGTTTGATCAAGACTTAACATCAAGCGTTTAAGAATAAATACATGTATATTAGGGGTTAATGAAACATGGCTTATCAAATAGATCGTTATAATAACACACCGATAACGGTGGTAGAAGACGGAACAGTAGATCAGACTACTGATCTCAAGTTTATCGGTAAAAATTATGCTGGTTACGGTGAGATTCAAAACGAAAACTTTTTATACTTGTTAGAAAACTTTTCAAGTGCAAATGCACCACCTAAAGCAATTAGCGGTCAAATTTGGTATGACAGCGGAAGTTCAAAGTTAAAATTTTACGATGGTACAAAGTTTCGCACAACAGGCGGAGCCGAAGTTTCTGCAACAGCCCCAACAGGATTAACCGTCGGCGACTTTTGGTGGGACACTGCTAATGAACAACTATATGCACTAGGCAGTGCAGGATATGTACTAGTTGGACCACAAGGTACAGCTGGAAATATTACACAAATGCTTACAGTTCAAGTAAGAGATGTGCTAGCTGTAAATCATAATATAATGATTGCATATTCAGAAAATAACCCTATATACACAGTTTCTGCAGATAGTTTTGAAATTGATTCAACTGATCAAGAAAACGCTATTCCTGGATTTACACATGTTAAACAAGGATTAACTCTTGTTAATACAGACTATCAAACAGGTGAAACATCAACAGCTCATAGATATTGGGGCACAGCTGCAAATGCTGATAGATTGGGCGGAGAACCTGCCGCAAATTATCTATTAGCAGGAACGGCAAACTTTGCAGGAGTTGCGGCATTTACAGATGACGGATTTACACTTGGCGACGGAATCGATCTTAAAGTATTCATTGAAAATGATAACCAAGTAGTTATTCAAAATGCTGTAGGAAATAATAATTTAATAAAAGTTAGAATGAATAATCAAACTGGTTCAGCAGTAACCAGCGTTTTATTTAAATCCACAGGAATGCATCCTGCAGCATCATCTTCGTTTGATTTAGGAGAAACTACCTTAAAGTGGCGTACAGTTTATGCAGACACTTTTAATGGATATGCAACGTCATCTGGCTCATTATCACCAGACAGCGGCGTTACAAATTACAGTCCGAGCATAAATGCTGGAGTTAATACTGTTGCATTAAGGGACGGAAGCGGCGACATTACAGCAAACTTCTTCCGCGGAACTGCTACTAAAGCAAGTTATGCTGACTTAGCAGAAAAATACACCACAGAATCAGAATACAGTGTGGGTACAGTAGTTGCTGTGTGTGAACATGAAGAGCACGAAATGGCACTAGCAACACCAGCAAGCGTAGTAGCAGGAGTTATTTCAGAAAAGCCAGCTTACTTAATGAACGCAGATGCTGACGGACAAGCAATAGCACTCAAAGGACGAGTACCTGTTAGGGTAATAGGTCCAGTAAGAAAAGGCGAAAAAGTTTTTGTTGCGCAAGATGGACTTGCAAGTGTAGAGGGCCAAGGCGACTTAGTAGGAGTTGCATTAGAAAGTAATTCAGAAGTTTCAGAAAAACTTATTGAATGTTTTCTTAAAGTATAAATATACGTAGTTATTAGGAGTACGATTTATGGCCCAAGGAGATTTGTTAACCGCTGTTCGGTATAACAACCTGCAAACTCAAGTTGCACAAGTATACGGTACAGGAACCGGAAGTATAGGATACGGGCAAACCGTTTCTAGTACACAAGTTCCAGGAGGCAACGTCAAATTAGTTGAAGCAACAGACATGCAAAAATTATACAATGATATTGTAGCATGCCGTGTGCATCAAACAGGACTTATTCCTTCAGAAATTGCAGACATTCAGTCTGGTGATCTTGTAACAGACGACGACGGCGGAACTGATACACCAGGTGTTCTTCCATTAGACGGCGACAAAAAAGGATATGTAGATTACGAATCTCTTGTAAGCACAATGAGCGCAGACCCTGAAAGATTTAAACTCGCAGGTTCTCAAGCAGAGCAACTACCGTTAAAAACTTCAGGAAATGCATTAATTAGTCAAACTAGAACTACAAATTTTTCTACAAACTTAACACATGAATTTTCAGTAAACTTTAGTTCATATAATCAAGCAAGATTTTATTTTAATTCAGGCGGAAAAATAATTATGACCGCTTCTGTACCTGACGGCGCTGGTAAACAACATGATTGGTATCTTATGTTAGCAAATATGGGCGAAATTCGTTTTGCCCATACAGCAACAACTAGTGAAGATCCCGATGCAGACGGCGACACTGTTTATCTTAATCGAACTATTACTACTACACAAATTGGATTTTATGATTTAACTACAAATTATCAAGTAGTTTATAGTAAAACAGGTGAAGTAGGATCTGTATATGAAGAAAACGATTATACAGTAAAAGCTAAAGGTGATGCAATCCCTCCCGATCCTGCTGGAACAGCATATAAAATTTATTTTTTAATAGAGTTTAATGATGACGATATCGGAGACGATCAAATACCTGATGCTTATACTTACCAGGTAGACGAAGCAGTTGTTCAGCCTATTGCTAGTAATGTTGAATATTTACGAGCTTCTGGCGATTACGTAGATGTTCCTGCACCTACTGGAACACTTATCAGCGGACTTTAATACTTGACACTTTAGACTATATCTGTTATAATAAAACAGTCTAAAGGAGTAAAGTATGGACGAACGTTTACAAAAAGCACTTGATTTTTCTAACTATATGGTTACGCTTAACAACCAAAAGCGTGTCCTTCAAGAAACTGTATACCAAGATTTAGTTTATTACACTAGCGGTAGTAAGTTTACTATTAATAAAGAACTAATTTGTTTTTGCTCCACTCTTGCAAATCTTAATAGAGAAGCAGTTGTCCTTATAGATGATAATGATATTCCAGTGCGTATTGAAAATATCAAAGATTTTTTAGAAAATATATTAGACGTATATTTTACTGCAACTAATAAATTCCACAGCGAATATCAAAAACTAAAAACTAGTAGAAGTGTTGAAAAATTAATAGAACTATGAGTCAAGGCGTTTTAGTATTTGCTAGAAATAACGTAGAAGTAGATTATGTTAAACAAGCCTATTTTTTAGCAAAGCAAGTTAAAAAACATTTAAACTTACCAACTACTATTATAACTGATAGTGGCAAATACCTTAGACATGAATTTAATGATTATACTACTGTTTTTGATAACATTATTGAGATTGTGTGGAAAGAATCTGATTTAACAAAAAATACCACACTTAGTAAAACCGAAAAACATACATATAAAAGATACCACGACGGAACTTTAGTAGAAAAAAAATTAGAGTTTAAAAATGAAACCAGAACACTAGCATATGATCTTACACCGTACGACGAAACTATTGTACTAGATAGTGATATTATTATAAACAACAATTTGTTTAAATGGTGTTTTGAACAACCTAATGATTTTTTAATATATAAAAATGCATATGATCTAGCAGGATTTAGAGACTATTCAGAATTTGACAATATCAGCGATACTAGTGTTGACTTCTATTGGGCCACATGTATATTTTTTAGAAAAACAGATACTAATAAAATATTTTTTGACCTAGTACAGCATGTACAAGAAAACTGGGGACACTATAAAAAAGTATATCAATTAAATCGTGTAGTATACAGGAACGATCATGCGTTTAGTATTGCTATTCATATTATGAATGGATTTATTCCTGGAAGAGAGTTTGCTAAAGAAATGCCAGGAAAATTATATTATTCTACTGACAAAGATATTTTATTCAAAATTGAAGATAATGAGTTTTTATTTCTTTTAGAGAAAGAAAAATATCTAGGAGAATACACTCCAATGAAATTTAAAAATCATAATATTCACGTTATGAATAAATTTAGTCTTAACAGATGCATAGACGAGGTCCTAAATGTCTAAAGGATTTGTAATGATGGCTATTGGTGACGATTATGTCGCCCAGGCTTGTCTATGTGCAATGAGCATTAAACAATCGGGAAATATGCATCCTGTAAGTATTATTACAAACAACAAAGTCCCTTCAATGTATAAAACACTATTTGATAAAATTATAGAAATACCCTGGACAAACAAAGATACTGATAGATTTGCTACCACAGACAGATGGAAAATATATCATGCAAGTCCGTATGAAGAAACTATTGTATTAGACACGGATATACTTATTCTACAAAGTTTAAATGATTTTTGGAAAGAACTTAATAACTACGATTTATATTTTGTATCAAATGCATACACGTATAGGCACGATTTAATAACCAGTAATTATTATAGAAAGGCATTTACAGAAAATAAACTTCCTAATTTATATAGTGCAGTTCATTATTTTAGAAAAGGTGATATTTCTCATGAATTTTATAAATGGGTAGAATTGGTATCTAATAACTGGGAGTTGTTCTACGGACAATATTGTAAAGAGCATTATCCTAAAGCACCAAGCATGGATGTAACGTATGCTATTGTAAGCAAAATATTAGATATTGATACAGAAATATACAACTCTAAATCTAAATATCCTATGTTTGTACATATGAAAACAAGAATACAAAGATGGAAGATACCTGCTGAAACTTGGCAAACTAAAGTAGGTGCCTACTTAACTGAAAACGGACATCTTACAATAGGCAACACTTTACAACAAGGCATATTTCACTATACTGAAAACAGTTTTGCAAGGCAAGAGTTTTTAGATAGATATGCTAAGATGATAGGATTAGAATAATGAAAAGTTATGTATACTATGACGGACATACAGGCGAAGTATTTGGGGTTTCTAACATAGAAAATAAAAATAATGGTCAGTATATTGTTGTAGACTATAAAGACATAGAAAGTATTATAACAGGTAAAGTACCTAAAAGGTTTTTCTCTGTAGAAATGGATCCTAAAACAAGGCAGTTTATTTTAAAGAATAAAAAAAACTACGCAGAAATTTTGGATAGTAAAAACATCAATGATTATTTGTACGAAATACCAGATACATATGTCAGTGATTATGATATTCTTATAGAACAAAATCAAAAAAACAAATATTGGTCTGTAAAGATAGGTAATGATTTACAAAAAGCTCTGTCTGGAGGCTATTTCGGAGAAATGTTTGAACTTAGTATAACTCAAAAAAGAAATCCTAACGTTTATTATGGAAAACTAGAAATAAACATGACAGATTTAGTGGCTAGAAAAACTGTAAAAATTCCTATGAAAGAGAAATTTGAGATTGACAATACACCTATAAGCTTGTATACTGATAAAAAGTTTGAGTCTTACGTATATCAAAGGATAAAAGAATGAAATTTCGTGTAACAGATTATGACATCATTTACCTAAGTTACGACGAACCTAATGCAGAAGAAAACTACGCTGATTTATGTAGTAAAATTCCGTGGGCTAAACGTGTTCATGGTGTAGAAGGCAGTGATGCGGCACACAAAGCATGTGCAGAACTCAGCGAAACTGATCGTTTTATTACAGTTGACGGAGATAATATTATTGATGCTAACTTTTTAAATCAAGAAATAGATTTTTCAGAACACAAAAATCTTGAAAAAACTGTTTTAAGTTGGTGCGGACAAAATGTTATTAATAGTTTAATGTACGGCAATGGAGGGTTAAAGTGTTGGCCTAAAGATTATGTATTAAAAATGCGAACTCACGAAAATGCTGATCCTGAAAATGAGCATGCTCAAGTTGATTTTTGTTGGGACGCACAATATATTCAGATGAATAGTTGTTATTCAACTGTACACAATAATGCTACTCCTCATCAAGCATGGAGAGCAGGATTCCGTGAAGGAGTTAAACTTGCACTTGACAGAGGTGTTAGAGTAGATAAGACAGATTTTTTAGGAAAAGCACACTGGAAAAATCTTCATATGTTGTATGTTTGGTGTATGGTAGGCGCAGATGTTGAAAATGGCGACTGGGCCGTATTAGGTGCTAGAGCAGGACTGTACAAAACTATGTGTACAGAGTGGAATTATGTAAATGTTCGTGATTTTGAGTATTTAAATAACCTATGGAAAGAAGAATTTGCAGATTTTACAACAGATCAAATACATAACGAAAGTTGCAAATACACTGAAATATTAGTAAGTGAACTTGGTATTCCTATTGACAATCCATTGTCTTCTGGCCAAAGCAAGTTTTTTAAACACTTGTATCAAAATCCTAAACGTAATCGTAAACTAGAACAGTTGATTATAGATCCAGAATGAGCAATAACTATTACGACAATGTAAAGACAACCAAAGACAAGTTAGAAACTATTTCTTCTTCAATGTGTCTAGCAAAATGGTATCAAGTTAGTCTACATTTACCGCAAGGACTAACACAAAGTTGTTATCATCCTCCTACACATCTTATTCCTGTAACTCAGCTGGATGACAATCCTAGCACATTACATAATACAGAAGAAAAAATACAACAAAGACAACAAATGTTAGAAGGCAAACGTCCTTCTGGCTGTCAATATTGCTGGAATATTGAAGATGCACCTAACGGTCCCCATTATAGTGATAGACATTACAGAAGTTCTGAATGGTGGGTGGAAGGCAAATTACAAGATGCTGTATTAGAGACAAAAACAGCAATTCCACGATACGTAGAAGTAAACTTTAATCAAGCCTGTAATTTTAAATGTGTGTATTGTAGTCCTCATTTAAGTACAGCATGGGAATCAGAAATAAAAGAGCACGGACCTGTACCCACAAATGAAGGCTATCACAATGATATCGAAAGTTTAAGTCGCAAAGGACTTATGCCGTTAAAAACATCTAATAACGATAATCCTTATGTACAAGCATTTTGGAAATGGTGGCCTGATCTTTACAAAGAACTTAAAGTATTTAGAATGACAGGTGGCGAACCGCTTATGGATAAAAATACTTTTAAAGTGTTAGATTATGTCGACGAAAATCCTAATGCATTTCTAGATTTAAGTATTACTAGTAATATGTGTCCGCCTAATCAAGACTTGTTTGATAAGTTTATTGCAAAGCTAAAAAAGATTGAAGAAGTAAGAATTTGGGAAGACGAAGAAAAAATTAATCCTAATACAAATAACAACTGGTATGTTGCTCCTGCATGTAAACATTTTAGTTTATTTGTAAGTGTTGATACTGTAGGAGAGCATGCAGAGTATGTTAGAGAGGGATTAGACTTTAATCAAATGTTAAAAAATGTAAAAACCGTTTTAAACGAAACGCACGGTACAGAAATTACATTTATTAATACATTTAATCTTATGAGCGTCCCAAAGTTAAAAGATTTTTTACAAATGATTCTTGATTTACGACAAGATTTTGGATATGCAAATCAACAAGAATTAGAAATTATTCCTCCTACACAGGGAAGTTTAGAACATCCTCCTTTTGTAAGAAAACGTAGGCAACGTATTTGGTTTGATATTCCTTATTTACAGTTTCCTAACTGGATGGCGGTAGAAAATATTATGGGATATACTGAATATTCTACAATATTAGATGATTGTTTAGATTTTATGATAGCAAACCAAGAAGATGAAAATTATTCTAAAACATTTTTAGGTTTTAAACAATACGAAATAGATAAACTGCGTCGTAATATTGAACATATGAAACAAAGTTACAAAAATATGTCAACACAAGAATTAGACAATCGTAAAAAAACTTTCAAGATATATTTTGATAGTTTAGATCAAAGAAGAAATAAAGATTTCTTAGAAACATTTCCGGAACTACGTGCTTGGTATAATGATTGCAGCCAAACATAGCACACTATTGTACAGAGAATTGTAAATAACTTAACATTAATGAGGCATAAATGAGCAGAGATAAACGAGTAGACGAAGTTGCAAAACGCTTAAATAAAATTGGGCCAGGATTTTGCACACAAAAATGGCTACATGAAACGCTATATCTACATACCGGAGATAATCATAGTTGTTATCATCCTAGACCCAAACATATTCCTTTAGAAGAAATTGCAGAAAATCCTAGTGCGTTACACAATACTAAATGGAAAAAACAACAGCGTAAAAAAATGCTCGAAGGCGGCAGGCCTGAAGAGTGTTATTATTGTTGGAACATTGAAGATTTAGAAGGAGAACATCTTTCGGATAGAATGTTTCATAGTGCAAGTTCTTATTCGGAGCCTATTATTGAGGAAGTTGCTCAATTGCCCTGGGATGCTGATATAAATCCTAGATATCTTGAAGTTAGTTTTGGTAACGGATGTAATTATCGTTGTGGATATTGCTGTCCGCAAGCAAGCACACTCTGGATGGATGAGATTAAGAAACACGGAAACTATGATCTAACATACAATCAATATGGCATTGATTTTCTTGAACACGGAACGTATTACGGTCCGCATGATGATAATCCTTATGTTGATGCATTTTGGAAATGGTGGCCTGATCTACGTAAAGATTTGCATACATTAAGGATTACCGGAGGAGAGCCTCTTATGAATCCTGGAGCTATGCAGTTTTTTGATCTGTTAGAAAAAGAACCAGCTCCTCAGTTAGAAATAAGTCTAAACAGTAATCTTGGTGTTAGTTTTAACAAAACTGATAGACTGTTTACACGCATACAAAGTTTACTAGATCAGAAAAAGATTAAAAAGTTTACATTATTTACTAGTATAGATACATGGGGCCCTCAAGCAGAATATATGCGTACAGGTTTAGAACTGAAACATTGGGAGCGGAATCTTAAAAAAGCTCTAAGTATGGGATTTGAAACGAGCTTGATGTGTACCTTTAATGTATTATGTGTTACAAATTATAAAAATTTAATGCATAAAATGATTGAATGGAGAAAAGAATATGGAAAAAATGCAATTAGATTTGATGTCCCATATCTTAAAGAACCTCCACATTGGATGATCAACATACTTCCTGAAAGTTTTGTATCTTATATGGATGATACTTTATCATTTATTGACGATAACATGGAATGGTTTAATCCTCAAGAATACGAAAAGTTTAAACGTGTAACAAACTATATGAAAACGCATCCTATTGTGTCAGATCGTATAACTCAAGGACAGCGAGATTTTTATGTATTTTTTACAGAAAATGACAAACGATTGGGAACAAATTTATTGGAAACGTTTCCGGAGTACAGTGATTTTTATAACCACTGTAAAAAAGTTTATGAAACATATGAGAAAGTATAATGTGGAAAGGTAAAATTGATCAAGTACACTGGGAACCTAGTGATAAATGTAACAGTGCATGTCCTATGTGTCCTAGATATACGGATGACGGATTTGAAAATCCAGCTCTTGCTAATACAGAATGGACATTAGAAGGATTTGTAAATGCATGGCCTGAACAATTCATAAAAGATTTAAGAAAAATATTAAGTTGCGGAAATTTTGGTGATCCGTGTGCTTGTAGAGATTTTTCTAATATCTATAAACATGTTAGACAAATAAATCCTAAAATAGGACTAGCAGTTAACACTAATGCAAGTTTAAGAACTACAGATTGGTGGTATCAGTTAGGTACAGTAATGCGCAAAGAGCAAAGTCGTGCAAACTATTGTACATTTAGTATTGACGGATTGGAAGATACTAATCACTTGTACAGAAGGAACACAAACTTTAAAAAGATTATAGAAAACGCTCAAGCATTTATCGATGCCGGCGGAGTAGCTCATTGGGATTATATTGTATTCAAGCACAATGAACACCAAGTAGAAGAAGCAAAAAATCTAGCTATCAAAATGGGTTTTGAAAATTTTAATATTAAAAAGACTACAAGATGGGGCGGATATAACGAAGATGGGTTAGGATATCATAAAGTTTATCATAAAGGAAAATACTTATACAATTTAGAGCAACCATCAGATAAATCTTTTCAACATAATTTTGAAGATGCTACATTGTTTCAAGGCCAAGAAAGACAAAGTATGACTTTAAAACAACTAAGGAAGGTTGAAGGTGTAAACAATGTGCAACAGGTATTTGTAAATGGAGAATTTAGAGAAGTTGAATTAAACAAGTTAAATATCGATTGTAGATCTGTTGCTGGAACTAGAAAAGATTCTAATAATGAAATTTATATTGGGGCAGACGGTACCGTATCTCCTTGTTGTTTCTTAGGATCAGAACCTTTCTTTCCTAAGAAAAGTAGGAGAGACGAAAATTATATTCAACTATTAGATCTTTCAGGAGGATTAGAACAGTTTAATATGCATAGATATGATCTGTATGAAATTTTACAGCGTCCTGCATTTGCCAAGTACATTCCTGATACTTGGAAAGTAGATGGAAAATCTAGCAATAGAATGAGACCTTTTAAATGTGGTAGTTGTTGTGGTAGAGAATGGAATGGTTTAGATTTTGGAGAACTAGGAGATAAATTAGGAGCATATCTTGATAGATCTTGAACAATTTTCTAACTATTGTGTTTTTCCTTTTTTAACTGTTAGTTTAGATCAATACGGTTCTGTAAGACAATGTTGTAGTTGTGCATTTGACATCCCCAAACCTTATTATTTTAAATTAGGCGATACAAATGACATTCTTAACAATGAATATCTTTACGATGTTAGAGAATCATTTTTAAAGAATGAAAGACATCCTACATGTGTAAGATGTTGGAATGCAGACGATATAGGAGCTCTTAGCTTTAGAAAAAATGCATTAGATCCTCATCATCCTGGATTAATAAAACACAGTAAAGAAACTTTTAAAAAACATCTTGAATACAGTGACATACGTTACATTGATATTAATCTTGGAAATAAATGTAACTTAGCGTGTAGAATGTGCGATGCTACAAGTAGTACGCTTCTTGCAAAAAATTTAAAAGAAATAGGCAACTGGAACGGTGAAATAGATCATAATCCTAGCAGACAAATAAAAGATGATATTCTTGAGTTTATAGATAAATGTACTAATTTAGAAGCAATTTATGCAGTAGGCGGAGAACCGTTAGTTAATGATTTTTTTGATGAAATACTAGATCTTCTTATTCGAAATGGAACGGCTAAAAATATATCTCTAAAAACAAATACAAACTTGTATACTAACAAGATTAGTTCTTATTTTGATAGGTGGAGCAAGTTTAAATCTGTAGATTTATCTGTCAGCATTGATGGCGAAGGAGATACATACAACTATATTAGGTGGCCTGGCAATTTTTCTAAACTTTTAAAAAACTATAGAGAGTTAGAAAAAATGGTAAATCATGGAACTTTTAACTGTGGCATATCTACAACAATGCAAAATTTAAATGCCCATAATTATTATGATTTAATAAATGGAGATTTATCACACACTGCTGGACAAAAAACTTCTTTTTATTTTATAGATATACAGGGAAGTAATCAGTTGAACCTAGTTCCTAAACATATTCTTAAAACACAAGTTGATAAACTTAGTAGTATGGAATATATACACCCTCATGTACATAGTTTAATTAAAACATTAAAATCTGCAATTGAAAAGCCTGTTGATATTATTCAAGCTCAAAAATTTTTTAATATTACACGCAAATTTGATCAAAGCAGAAACCAAAACTTATTTCAAACAATGCCTTGGTTCGAAGAGTTTGCCGATGAATATAACATAGAGAAGTGGTAAAATGATAAAAAACATTATAACAGTTAACGATAATCCTGCTATAGTGCAAGTAGAGTTCGAACCTTTTTTGCCAGATGAAAAACTTGATAAAATTTATCAAGAAGTTGATAGTTTTAAAGAAATTAATTACAACGATGAGCTAACTCAAAAAGCAAACAGATTTGCGTATAGGGGAAAAAGCAAAGTTGCTGAAAAATTTGCCTATAACATTTCTCTATGCTTTAAAGAAATTACAAAACACATTATAAAACTTGATCCTGTTAATTATCCAATATACTACGGAAAAGCAAAATCAAAAGATAAAATGTTGGATCAATGGTACGAAGAACAACAACTATGGAAAAAAAGACACGGACTGTTAATATTAGACAAACCGGGGTTCAGCCAAGGATTCCATATTGATAATAGATTTGTTCTTTGGGCAGGCATAATAAACTTACAAGATAATTCTGCTACTACGGAACATTACCGTAAAACAGGAGAGTATGATTATGAACTGTATTATAAAAGCACAGGTAAAAAATGGTTTGGTACTTTTTGGTTAAACACAGAACACACCTGGCATATGCTTCCTGAAGTTACGGAAGATAGAAGGATAGTTCTTTGTAATCAGTGGCAATGCGCTACTGCGTTAGATCCCAAATAGTTCCGTCTTTATTAAACGTTTTTCCTGAATCCTCAATATCTAACCCTTCGATTGTATTTAAAATACTATTTGCATCTTTTTCTTCTTCACCCTGAGGAAACCATATCGGCTGTATACAAAAAAAGATACCAGGATGATATTTTGCAAATCCCCTCATTAAATGTAAGTTTGTTGATTTCACACTAGCATAACCTGCAAACTTCCAAAATTCTGGATCTTTGCCGTTAATAAGTCCTGTAAGCATCCATCCTATTTTTGTATGATCTGTAATTTTGTTCGTTAATCTTTTTACGGCATAGTACGTAAGTTGACTATTAACCCAAAATGCAGAATTCCAGTATTCTAAAGGAAAATCGTTATCTGGAGAAAAATAAATATCATTCGGACCACCTCCAGAATTTTGATTAAAAAATATTAAATCGTATTTTTCTGTCTTTAAGTTGTTGATAATATCGTTTAATTTCTGCTCAGAACAATCGTTCCAGTCAATGGAATAAACATCTACGTTAGAATGCTCAAAGTTACTACTTGATATAAGATCTATATGATAATTATTATTGATTAAAGTTTTTGTCAAGGACGCTCCCCATTTAGAGCCGCCACCGAATAAGAGTGCATTTTTCATAATAATACTTATCGGTAAAACTATTTGACAAATACAAAAAAGGTAGTATACTATAAACATGTACGATATAATTTTTATTTCATATAATGAACCTAATGCAGATAAAAACTGGCAAGCCTTAAGATCTAGATTTCCTACGGCGCAAAGAATAGACGGTGTTAAAGGAATCCATAATGCACATAAAAAAGCTGCGGAAGTTTCTTTAACAAAAATGTTTTGGGTAGTAGATGCTGACGCTGTTATATTACCAGAGTTTAATTTTGAATACAGCGATGCTTATAAAGACATAAACTATGACACTGTGTATGTTTGTAAAAGTAAAAACCCTATTAACAACTTAGTATACGGTTATGGCGGAGTAAAGTTACTTCCTAAGGCTCTTACACAAGTAATAGATACTAATAGTTTTGATATGACTACTAGTATTAGTGAAAAATTTGTACCTTTGCCTGAAGTATCTAATATTACAGAATTTAATACAGATCCGTTCAACACATGGAAATCAGCTTTCAGAGAATGTGCAAAATTAGCAAGCCAAGCAATTGATAGGCAAGACAATCTTGAAACATCTAGCAGATTAGAAACTTGGATTACTGTGAATAACGGTTCAGAATTTGGAAACTACGCTACGTTAGGTGCTAAACAAGGGAAAGAGTTTGGCGAAAATAATAGAGCAGATATTTCTAGTATAAACGACTTTGCATGGCTTAAGAATCGATTCGACCAGCAAGAAAAAATCTAAAACCCCTTGCATCCATAATTTCATCTTCTTCTAACACTGTGGAATTATTAGGTAGTTGTTCTTTAAATTGTTCAATGTTATCAACACAATTTATATGGCCTTCTATACTATACATATTGTTCGATGTAAAAACAAAATGTGTGGTACTAGGCCAATAAGGCCATTGTTTCATAGAAGGCATGTGTTCGCATGATGTATTAATAAAAAGATCTGCATGCCAATATCTTTCTCTATCTTTTTCAAAAACATCTGCAGGAATATATTCTACATTAGAATAATCTTTAAATAATCTATTTTTAGCAATTTTTAGAACTTTTTCGTCTAAGTCTATACATGTTATTCTTTTGACTTTGTTAGCAAGACCAGGAATAAGAACACTACCGTACCAAGATCCAAAAATAATTACCTCACTGTTATTATTTAGAATATTCAAGTTATTAATCATTGATAAAACTTTATTCTTTGATATCAACTGATTTTTACTAAAACTATCAAATAAATCTTTTTCTATATCTGAAAAATCTTTTGTTGCACTTAAAACATTATATAATAAGGTAGTATCAATATCTTTGTTATCGATACTTAAAATATTTTTTATTAAGGTAATATCTTCTCTGTCTATCATTTCATCACCACATAATTTCCAATTATAAGTAAATCGAGACCACATTTCTTAAACGTAGCAACAGCATCTTCGGGTGTTTCTACAATCGGCTCTTGACAGTTAAAACTAGTGTTTAATAACATAGGAATGCCAGTTAGCTTGTAAAACTCATTAATCAAATCGTAATAGCGTTGATTAAACTCTCGTTTTACTGTTTGTATACGAGCAGTACCATCTATATGCGTAACACCTGGAACAGCATCGCTTTTAACAGACATAATTCTACTCATATAAGGCGATGACTGATTAGTATTAAAGTATTCTGCATATTGTTCATCTAATACACTAGGAGCAAACGGACGAAAATCTTCTCGCATTTTTATTTTAGAGTTAATAACATCCTTGATCTCAGGATTACGAGGATCGGCAAGTATACTTCGATTACCTAAGGCTCTATTACCACTTTCACTTTTTCCTTGATACCATCCTACAATTTTACCATGTGCAATAGCATTAGCAACGTATGTTGTAAGTTCTTCAAACGGCATTTCTTTATATTCTAACCCTTCGAACACAGATACATCTATATCATGCTCTTCCCCTGAATATACAGTCGGCTGGTGAACGTTTTTGTTCAACACATAATCTGCATGCATATAAGTACCTAATGCTTGTCCTTCATCCCCTACAGCTGGAGGAACATGTACATTAGTATAATGTCTTGTAAATTCTTCGTTCATATATCCATTATATGCAACTCCTCCCGCTACACAGATGTTATTGCAGGTTTTTAAAGGATATACATGTTCTTTAATTTGTTCGACAGTTGCTTGTTGTAGTGTAAATGCAATATCTTCTTTTCTAACATCTCTTAAAACTCTATGAGCATAATCTGGCAGTTTATGATTTGGATTTAACAAATAAGCTTGTACAATTGCATCTACTAAATGACAATATCTTCCATAGCCTGCAAGACCCATTACTTTACCAGCACCTAAATATCCAAATCCTAAATCTTGAGCAATTCGATTCCATAGTCCGCCTATTGACAATTTATCTGACAAGTCTTTTATATTACCGTGCTTATCGATAAAAATACAATTAAATTGCCAACCTCTTCCGTCGATTGCAAGAATGTCTGATTCTTCAAATTCTGAAGTCAAATATGCATATGTAGCATGACTTTGATGGTGATCTATATAATAATAATTGTCAGTTTGGTAATAATCCCATAAGTTATTTGGCTTAAAATTTAAAAAATTAGTATCTTGAAAATATTTTTCGATTAAATCGATAACAAACTCCTGCCCTAGATTAGACACACTAAAGCTAAAAATTTCATTTTCTCGTTGACAGCGATAATACTGCCATAGTATATGTGTGAGGAAAAAATCTCTACTAAATGTAGGATCGTGCGGATTATCTAAATTGAGATTGTGTTTCTTTCTAGTATATCGTTCTGCTTGATGATGAAAAACACCATCGTAAGTATTATGATCATGAATATTAATAGCTGCGGAAAATATTTTTTTCATAGGTTTATTACATTAATCTCCATAGGTTCTGTGGCAATTTTTTCAAGTATTTCTAACTTACGTTCTACCGGTCTATCTGGAATTATATCCATACATGATCGACAGTAATTTTCAAATTCAAATAACTCGTAGTTCATCATTTTTTCAATATTTTCTTTTGTAACATTAAACTGACGACTACCATTAATTACTTTCCTGCTACAATGTCTAATTTTTTTAATTTCAAAATCAAATACAGGCACTTGTGGGAATTTAGCACAGATGCGTCGTCTAATTTCAGATGCTTGTATTACTTCGTGATCCGAATGATAATCTGGAGAACGTGAGTTGTACTCTTTAAACTCTGTATTTTTGTGATCTAATATAGTAAGATCAAAATTTTCTCTATACTTAAAGTAGTTTGGTGTTTCTATAATTAAGTTATAATTGTTCTTATCATTTTCATTGAAAAATTCGTAGTTACCTAATTTTTCGATACGATCTTCATAAAAGTCAAGAACCAAATGCTCGATGTAGATAATTTCAGGATCTTCTAATACATGTGGATAAAACTTGCGAATAAGACTATTTGAAAGAACTTGCACAACAAGATTTTCGTGTTTCTTAATTTCAGCAATAACTTGGTCAAGATTTTTAATGAGACCCGGTTCACCGCCTAACAAGCAAATTCGAGTTTTGTAAGGACTAAGTCCTTCTAAGATTGTCCGCAAAAAATCCATGTCAACATTAAGATTACGCATCTCAAGTGTCCATGCAGTACAATAGTGACAGCTTTTGTTACAAGACTTTGTCATATAAAAATCTACTGTACGATAATCTGAGCGTTTTAAATCTTCAAGAGTTTTTACTGTCATGATTATTCCTATATACTAATTATTGTACTATAAAGATGGTTCAATGTCAACGTTTATTTGAAAAAATTATTTCATTGGTGGTTGGATTTATTTTTTCTAATTTCTGTATATCGCAATCTTTTTTATTTGCTCTGCATGTTTGGTAGCATGCTGCCGGTCCTTGATGATTTTTTAGATTTTGATAAAATTCTTGCCATTCTTGTGTGTTTAATATATCTTTTATATTGTTGTAATCTACTATATTACTTACGCTGAGTAGTTTTTTAAATTTAGGATCATTTAATGTATCTATAGTATCGCATCGACAACAAGGAATAAGTTGACCTCTATTAGTAATCGCAAAACCGATTTCGTTTTTAAAACATTTAGGATCTAATTTATCCAAAACTTTTTTCCTTAGACGGTTTCAATTTGTCATTTTCGTCCCATCTTGCTGAATTAATAATCATAAAATTAATATTATTTTCTTTGGCTAAATTTAATGCAAATGTTACGTCATTTTCATTATAAGAAAATACAATATATTGCCAAGTGGGTTTGACATTCAAGTATTTTGTAGATTCTATCATTACTTTATATAATTTTTCGCCATCTTGATGTTTTCTATAAATTTTACTATCTTTAGGCAGCCCGTCAATTCCAAAAATCCAATTTGCATTTGGATTTGCTTTAAATGCCTTTACAAACCAATCTAAAGATTTAAAAGATGATGCTACTGCAATAGAAGTATCTATGTTTTTGTCAAAACATATTTTAAGAAAGTCGATAAACATAGGATGGTGAATAGGATCTGATAGTTGACCACAAAAATGGATTGCATTTGTAAATTCTGTAATTTTTTTAAAACTATCTAAAGATAAATCTTCACCAGGTATGTCTATATTACTATTTTTATACTGTGTTTGTCTAATACAATGAGGACACTCAAGAGGACAACGATTTGATATATCTAAATTTAGTCTGTCAGTCCTATTAAAAAAATTTACAAAATCTATATTCATTATAAGATGTTTTCTTTATCTAATTTTCCTTGTTCTTCTATTGCTTTATCCCATTGTTTGAACATTTCTTTTTGTTTATCTGTAACAGGGCGAGATTCATAAAATTCTTCTAGTTCTGGAAAAACATCAAATAAGTTCATCTCCCATTTGGTACCTTTATAAAATTCGTCTGCCCTTAACAAGTATTCAAAAATATCTTGTATATCTATGTCTGGATCTTGCGGCATTTCAAGAGCAGCAATAATATCAGGCCAGTCTTTATATTTTGNAATAAGTTCTTTTTTTAATTTTTCTGGTAAGTTATTAGGACGTAAGTGTTTAGGATTATCTACATGAGCCCAATTTAATTGATGAACCACAGGATGATCTTTACACCAGTCTACCACTTCATAAAATCTTAAAACACTTAAGAATGATACAAGTCCGTTAAAATCAATAAAAACATTAGGATAATCTTTACATATTTCTATATTTTCCACTACCTTATCCCAAACAGTTCTTCTGCGCATGTATTCAATCGGAGCACCTACTCCGTCAACTGACGCAACGATAGTTACTCTTTGAAAATAAGGAATATATTTAAATAGATTATGTCTACCTGCTTTTGTTTCTGTTAAATTAGTTTGGTATTTAATTCTAATATACCTAGCATGTCCTGAATCAATAAGTTTATCTAATAATTCGTAGTGTTTTTTCATAATTAAAGGTTCTCCTCCAATTACTTTAATACTACGAATGTAAGGCGCAATTTCTAATATTTGATCTGTAACACCTTTCGTTTTATCTTTCATTACATGTGCAATGTATTCTTCTCTTTTTTGGGTTCTTTTTCCAAATATTTCGTCGCTGTAAACTCCTTTGTTGGCAACATTTTGTCTTGTAGTTGAATTTGCATGCATACACATATAACAATCTAAATTACATTCAGAACCATAGATTTTCAATTGTATTTCGTAGATGCGCTCTCCTTTGATTAAAAACTCGCCTGTCTCTTTGTATTTAGAAACTTGTTTTTCAATCTTATTCCAAAATTTAGCATCATTTGTATGAATTTTTAAACAATTAGTTCTTCTCGATCTGCCGTATCTTGCTTCGTCTTGTCTGCATCGTCTACAGTGATGATCTACAGTCTTGAGATCGGAACCCGGAGTTGTCATTTCTCTACGTAGATCATTCATGTATTGGCTCTTTTCCATCCATTCTTTTATAGGAACGTCCTCAACACTTAAACCAGACGGTGCCCCAAAACAACATGCACAATACTGACCATCTATTTCAGAATAAATTTGAGTAAACGGAATAGTGCAAAAATAAATATCTTTGTTTTTCGCCTGTTGTACAATAGAGTTTGGTTCTTTAGCTATTATTTCGCCTTCTTCGTCTAATCGTTTCCACCATTCTTCTGTGTTTATATTTCCTGGCCGAGAGTTATCTCCAGGCCCGCCTTTGGTTAACGATTCTGGAAGATGTTTTTTACTCATGCAAATTCTCTTTCTTTATCTTCTTCCCAAATTAAATCAAACGCCCATTTCTTTTCGTCACACCAAAAACATTGATGACATTCTTTGGTAAAATTATCTGTTTGTTGAGCAGTTCCTATACAAGACCTTGTTAATGGAAACAACGTATCCATTAAATCGTAATCCTTGTAGACTCCTGCAACAAATTTTTTATCGACATTTGCATAGGCTTGATATATAAATAAAATTTTCTTGTCGTAGTCGGTTCTATATTCTTCTACTTTCGGTTCTTCTTTATCTCTTCTGCGTTCTGCTTTATCGTAAAATCCTAAATCTTTCATTTCCTGACTTGGAGGGTTTCTTGTCATACCGTCAAGCCTGACTGCTCCAGGAAATTTGGACATAAAATTCCAAGAAATTCTATCAACTTGAATAATTTTAGAAATTCCGTGTTTACTTAAACTTTTAAATTGAGGATATTTTTCTCTAACTTCTTCCACTTCTTCCCATGTAACATAATCTTCAGTTCTGTCATTAAAATCGTAGATACTAATATCTCTAATTTTATTGTTTGGAAATGTTTTTTGCATCCATTTAACAATTTCTTCTGCAGCATCTGCATCTTTAGGTGCATTTAAATCTCTGCAGGTATAAGGAACTACTTCTATTTGCGGAAAATGTGTAGATACGAGATACAATAATGATGCAGAATCTAGGCCTCCTGACAACGATATAGGCATTAATTCTGGAATTTCTTTAGGAAACAAATCGATAGTCTGTCCGCCGTGAGTAATTTTCATTGCTTTATCCTTAAAAGTTTACTAAGATACTTATCTTTAAATAATATCTATAATTTTTTTTTTGATTAGTTTTTTATAAAATTAACAATTCTTGAATAATCTGGTCTTGTATCTAATTTTCCAAAACCTTTTTTTGTATCTTGCAAATATGTTTTTGCTTTTCCAACAGTCATTAACATAATTGGAGTATATTTAACAAATTCTATTTCCTTCCATTTGTCTAAATTTCTTGGAAAACATCCGGTAAATGACACATCTAAGTTATTTTCAATACATAATCCGCTAAAAACATCTGCAAATAATCCTGATTCGAATGAAGTTAATCCGTAGATTCTGTGTAGACTACTTGGGTCCACCGCTTCGTATACATGTCCCTTGTTTTCAATAAGATCTTTTTGGACAGGATTCGGATCAGTTTCTAATCTTTGTGTAAATAAAATAAGATATGAACAACTTAAAATATTTGCATAAGCAGGTAATTTAATATTGTGTCTTTTATCTGCTTGTATTTCGTCAATATTGTCTGTTGTTATTTCGTTGCCTTTACATAGGTTAAATATTTGTTCTTTTAATTGCTGACAATCTTGATTTAATACATGCACCGAGTAAGGCATAAAATTATTTTTAGAAGGTGTAACCTCCCACGCTTTATACAACAACTCTTCAATTAACGACTCTGGTATCTCTGCATCTTTTTCATACTCTAAAGCGTATTTCCGTTTTTTAAATGTTTCAAATATCATTAAAAATCTCCCTAATCTTATCTATTATTGTTTGTACCTCTTCATCAGTTAACCAAGAATGTATAGGCAGAGATAACACTGTATCTGCTGCCGTCTTAGACGCTGTACAAGCGTCACTGCGCAAGTTTGCATTATTGTACATACCGTTAGCACTCAAAGGAGTTTCGTAGTGTATACTAGCGTTTAGTGCGTTCTTAACACGTTTGCGTGTGTCTTTGTCTGTAAAACGTATAACATACTTGTGATAATTATTGTCTAATGCATTAGACATTTTAGGAGTAACAACAGGTAAATCTGCAAATGCTTTATTATACTTTTGTGCTATCCCCTGACGCTTTACTTGATTTTGCTCCATACTTTTCATACGCTGATCGATAATACGAGCATTAAGAACATACATACGACTGTTATAACCAAGTAAGTCAAATGTCTCGTCCTTACCATGCCTACGAATCATTTTAAGACGCTTTGCAATGTTATCGTCGTCTGTAAGCACAACGCCGCCGCCGTTGATGCCTGCAATAACTTTGTTGCTGTTAAAGCTAAACACACTGCAATCGCCAATAGACCCTGCTCTAACACTGTCTAAACTACTGCCTAATGCTTGTGCCGCATCTTCGATAAACAGTATGTTACGCTCCTTACAGAACGCTTGTAGTGCGCTTGTATCCGTCATAGCACCGAACAAGTGTACATACACTATCGCCTTTACACGGTCGCTGTACATGCGCTGTACGCTGTCTAAGGACATTTGATAAGTGTCTAGATCAATGTCACAAAACACAGGAGTAGCACCTACCATGTCTACACAACTTGCACTAGAGATCCAACTAAAGTCTGTTACTAGTACTTCGTCTCCTGGACCAATGCCGTGTGCTAGTAATGCAAAGTGTAGTGCGTCTGTAGCACTAGCAACACTTACGCAATGCTTACGACCTAAACGCTCTGCAAAGTTACGTTCCCACTCTTCGTTATTTTCGTAGTTCATTTGACTCATAAACTGGTCAAAAATTTCTAAGTATGCTTCTTTATTTTCTTGGTACTCTCTGTCCCATGCATCGTATGAGATCATAATTTATCCTTTTAATTATTAAAGTTTATAACTAATTCTCTTGGATCGTAAAACGCATCTATTTTATTTGTAAAATTATTATTTTTAATAAATTGATATAAAATAGATGCTGCCATTTGATTTTTTTCGGCAGAATTAACTCCGTCTATTTCATATTCTCCACACATTGAAAGACAAAACTGCACATTATAATTTAATTTTGCCCAATTTTTTGCGGCTATATTAGCACTTCTTAGTAAACAACCTGACGTATTTGTTCCACCTAAAATAATTTTAGAATTTTCTGGATTTATTGATATGCCACACAAATTTTGTATAATTTTATATATGTCTTTGATAGTGTGATTATCTTTGAAGTCTAGCCATTTATGACCGTAGACTTCTGATATTTTTCTTATACTTGCAAGTCTTTTATCTTTTTTGCTTACATCGTTTTCTAAAAAAATTGTTTTGTTTCGATTTGCAATATTAACTAATTTAAGTAACTTTGCATATCGTTGTTTATTAATAAACTCATCTTCTAACTCCGGATAACCATAAAAATGATTTAAAATAATTATATTATACATGACTATCCTGCTTATTATCTACAAACTCAAAAATTGTTTCAAAAGGCGGATCAGAGTCGTTTTTTGAATCTTCTTTGCTTAACGTTTGCCATTTGTACTTTGTTGCTTTTCCTAAAGTTTGTATTAAAAAAGGGTAATATGTTAGATAAGGAAATTCAGTCCACTGGTTCATATTTTTCGGAAAACACACATTATAAGAAGTATCCCATCCTCTATCTAAAGCAGCGCCTGTAATTGCTTTTGCAAGCATTCCTACTTCTATGGCGCAAGATTCTCTATTTTGTTTGCCTACAAAAATAGGATCTTCTAATTCCCATAAAGATTTTGACTCGTCAAAATTTTTCCTATGAAACGGATTTGGAGGAGCTACTCGAGGAGTAGCAATAAGAGTCCACGGAGCACTATCAATATGATAAAGACCTAAATTAGCTCTGTAATTATCACCTGCATCTCCATATGCAATAGTATCTGTGGTAATTTTATTACCTTCGCAAAGTTGCCATAGCTTTTTACTACGTTTTTTATTTGGTCCTAATACATAAATTTTGTAAGGATATCCTTTTTGTTTTGATGTTACAAGTGTGTACGCCAATCTTAACAATTCGTCTATTTCTTCTTTGGTAGGAATTATGTCCTGATCATAATTTACTACATGAGCTCTTCTGCTTAACGAATCTTCTATCATAATTAACTTCCTTGTTTTATTAACTCTAATTTTTTTCTTGGTAGTTTATGCCATGCTTCTAAAGAAGGTGATTTGTAACCCCAATATTCTTTTTTTACTCTTTGTTGAGTATGTTTCTTGTCTGGACTTTCAAGTTTAAATTCTACATTTTTTCTAAGCAAAGGACTATCTGGATTAAATCCTCTGTTAGTATTAACAAGGAGCAAACTAAAATCTTCCTCCTTAGCAATTTCGATAGCACGATCAACTTCGTGTTCGTTGTATCCAAAAATGATATATTGCCAAACAATTGTATGTCCTAGATCTCTACCTTGTTTCATTCTTGACCATACATCTTCAAAATTTGAGTTTACACGATATAGTTCACTTTTTTCGTCAATACCATCTACACCAAAGTACCAAGCATTTTCTCCTACACCGTAGCTGTATGCTTCGTCCCACCACTCATCGCTTTTACCACTACCTACAGTTGCAATACGAACCGCTTTGCCTTGTCCGTTGCACAATTTCAAAAAGTTTAAAAATCTTGGATGATAGATAGGATCGGAAATTTGTCCACAAAATGTTAAACCAAGTTCATAATAATCTAATATTTTTTGAAAATTATGTTCTTGTAAATCAAAAGATCGTCTAATTTGATCTTGACTTGTAGTTTTTTGTCTAATACACTGAGGACATCTAAATGGACACCGGTGAGATGCATCAATATTTGGTCTACAATATTTTTGAAAATCTACATATTGATCAGTAATACGACCCATTGGCTTGATCCTTAACTTCAATTTTTTCTTCTTCTCGGACTTTATCCATATCTACGTTTACTCCGCACTTCTTCTTACACATATACGAAGCATTTTCAGGATTGTTTAATAATGTTTGGAAAAAGTTTTCCCATTGATCTGAAGTAAAAATATCTTCAAGACACTCATTGTTTTCTAGTGCAAGTTTTTCGTCTTTTAATCCACATTCTTTAATATACCGATACACAGGAGGATCATCCATCCAGCAACACGGTAACATAAATCCGTCGGAAGTATATGCTGCTCCTTTATTTTCTTTTGAGAATTTTAAACATTTAGGGTCTATTTCCATCTTCTATCTCGCTGTTAATTAAGGTGGTAAAGTTATTTTATTATTGCTGTCTGTAGCTATTGTATTAGGAGTTGAACCTTTAGAGCACATATTATGACAATGTGGTAAACCTTTGTTATTTTCTAAATTTTCTACAAATTTTTTCCATTGAGGTGTACTTAGAATATCTTCAATTTTCTCATAATCAGAAATTTTACTTACTCTTATTAAATCCTGATACATTTCGCTTTTATAATTTCCTAAATCGTCTACGCGACAGCAAGGAAGTAAATGTCCCCAAATATCTGTTCCAAATGGTCTGACATCAAAACATTCTTGATTAAGAAATGTTTTATCATTATCGTTAACCCACGGAGTATTTAATCCTGTTTTTGGTTTAAATTTATCTGAGTCAATATCCTTCCAACTATCCCATCTTGACGACTGTAAAAATAAAATATCTACTCCTATGTTGTTTGCTATTTTTTTAGCTTCTTCGATGTCTTTTTCGTTATATGAAAATACAATATATTGCCATGTAGGTTTAATTGTAGAACTTTTTGCACATTCTGTCATTATATCAAATAATTTGTTGCCGTCTTGATTTATTCTGTATCTATTACTATCATTTGATAATCCGTCGATTCCGAACACCCATTTAGTATTAGGTCTTATCTTGAATGCAGTTTGGTAAAAAATTTTATCAGGTTGAGAAATAGCTGTGTTAATTTTTACGTTTTTTGTATTATATTCGTTTGTTATTTCTAATATTTTGTGAAATTCTGGATGATGTAACGGATCTGAAAGTTGACCGCATAAATCGATTTCATTAAAAAATTTAGCTATTTTCTTAAAATTATCAAGAGATAAAACTTCGCCTTCAATTTTTTTATTACGCATCTTCCAATGTCTTTGTCTCGGACATGCAGGACAGAGTAAACTGCATTTATAAGTTAGCTCAACATTAATTTTTCGTCTAAGAAAAAATTTGTTCATTAAAACACTCCATTGCATTTAATATTGGAGAAATATTTGGTTCTTTTATATCTCTCTTCCAGTAAACACTTCCGCCGTCTACTATTGTTTTGTCTCGCAAGTAAATTACATCCTTGCCGTAGTACTTGCATTCTTGGAAAATTCTTGGTGCAGGATCAAATGTTTGTTTGGTGTAAACATATGTTTCGAACATGCTCATAAAATTTTCAACAGGCACAAATATATTATTATTTTTTATATTAACATAGTCTGCGTCATATGTCAAGATCCCGTGATCAGGAAATTGATCTATAACTTTTTCAACACTAGCATAATACTTGTCGTTTGTACCTAAGAACAAATGCTTAAATTGAATGTTATTAGTAAACGGTTTATAGATACTAAAATTGATAGTCTTTTCAAAATGCTCACCTACACCGTTAGGATAAACTTCAGTATCGCACAAGTCAATTATTTGTTCTGGGTTGTAAAACTCAACTGCTTTAGGATACAGTGTAGGATGATTTTCGCTGTAAACACTAATTACTTTATTAGAAAATACTTTACGTAATGTTTCTTGTTGTTTGATGTTGTAATTTAAAAAGTTTTGCCACGATAATGTAATCATACTACGGCCCATAACAAGAGTTACGTCGTTTTTTGCAGGATCATAGTAATCAAATAAAACATTCTTAAAATGAACATACTTATTTTTGATTACTTTTATGTAATCATCCTGCAAAAATTTATGATGACATATAATTATTAATTGAGCATCAATGCCTGCATCATTTAATAGAGAACAGTATTCATAACTATAGTAAAGTAATCCGTCTACAGGTTTACTAGTAACAACAATATTAATCATTTTATTTCTATAATATTAATTTTTCTCTCTATACTACTATGCGTAGTAAATGGTATTTCGTTAGGTATTTGATGTTTAATACCGTAAGGATCAGTTGCTTCATTACAACTATTAATGTCTACAATTTTTGCTTTTCTAAAAGCTCTATGTTGCAAGTGCGGATGCTGTTTAATATCAGTCCAGGCTTCGTTGTCGTCATCTAATGTTGTAACCCATGTACCGTTACCTGCTCCTATCAACAATTCGTGTTCATCCGTTTCCCATCGATTTTTATCTTTTTGAGGATAGCCGATGCCAATTCCGTATGTAATTTGTTTGGCTCCATTCATAATGTCATCTAAAATTCCTAGTTTTTTCTCCCAAAACAAACTACCATTAAGTCCTCCGTGACTTTTATTGCAACCAGTTGATAATCCTAAAGATTGAGCCGCTTGCATTACAAGACCCATTGCAATGCCTATACTAACATATGCATTTTCCCATCTGTCTTGAGTTTTATTATTAACAATACTGCCGTCAGGATTAGTGTTTCTATGAGTTTCTGGTTCTTTAGCAACAAATAATATGTACATATGTGCATTTGCTTGAGAGTTTCGTCTACAAGCAGGAGGATTACTACTATAAGTATTACCCCATGTATTTCGACTACATTCTTGTATTAATGTTCTATTAGCTGTCCAATATACATCGTAATATGCTTCATGTTGTTTTGAAGGAGAATTTTCAGCAATCCACAAGAGATAATTTTGTATTTCTTTAGGTAAGTTTTTAGAATAATCCCAGTTCCGTTGACATTTCTGCATTTGTAAGATTATTTTTTTCTGTTGTTCAAAATCCATGTAAATATTTAGTTACCAAACAGTTAAAGTGCGCACATAATGATAGATAAATATGTTTATGTACAAAGTAAGCGAAATCCCCAGCAATAAAGAATTATCAAATTATATATTTGATCCTATTGAAAAAATGTTTTCAGATGCATTAAAAGACTTTACTTTTTATGAATTTGATTTACAAGAATTAGGATTACCTAGTCATGAATATTTATTAGAACAAACAAAAAAATACGAAGAAAAAGCAGGGCTTCAGGGCTGGCGTGTTAGAGGTAAAGAGTGCGAAGATTACAAAGGACTGTCATTAACATATAATAAAGATTTTTACAACCCTAATGCTAGTATATATCACCAAACATTAGGAATGTTTGAAATGAAAGATTCTTACGGGAAGGCCGTAGGCGGGACACACATTGAAAACAAAAAAAATAGTTATTATGATACACTAGGTTTCCGTTATATTGATGATTTTGTTTACAACTTATATAAAGATTTATTTGACAAAATAAACGGTCCTATTTCTAGAGGACGAATTTCTTATTTTTACCCGCATCTAAGAGACCCTTATGATAACAGAGGATGGCATACAGACGAGCCACCTCTAGTATTGTGTAGGATTAATATTCCCTTACAAACTAATAGTAACCATGTTATACGTATGAAAGGAGAAGACGGTTTTGGTAATTCTTTTGAATTAGAAAAACATTTTGAATTAGGCAAGGCATATATATGGAATACTAAAATACCACATGAGGTTACATTTAAAGAAAAAACTACAGATCCTACACCAAGGATACACATGGTTTTAGGATTTTTACCTTGGTTAGATTATGATAAGGATACTGATACTTTTTATAATTCTGAAAACTTTGGTAAATCTATGCACGAAATAATAACAAAAAAATTGTTTATAAAGGATTAAAAAATGAATAATATTTTTGAAAGTAGGTTTTCAATATTAGTATCATTATATTATTTTAACATAGCAATGTCTGTTTGGTATTTACTAACGCAGAATTTTACTTTTGAGTCTTTGTTAATTGTAGGAATTATATTTTTCCTGATGAATCCTATAGGAATAGCAATTACTTATCATAGGTATTGGTCACACAAGGCATTTGTTTTCAGACATAAGATTTTAGAACTTTTATGTACACTTCCTCCTATGATTTCAGGTGTAGGTTCTATTGTAGGTTGGGTCGGAATGCACAGAGCTCATCATAAACATTCTGACCAAGAAAAAGACCCGCATTTAGCATCTAAAGGTTTTTTAAAAATGCTTTTTATGATATCCTATGATTATAATCCTAATCCAAGAGATGTTGTAGATTTGATGAGAAATAAATTTGCTGTAATCACACACAAATATTACTTCGCTATACCTTTGACATATGCGGTATTGTGTTATGTATTTTATGGTATTAACGGATTAGTTTTAGGATTTTGTATGCCGGCAGCATTAAGTTTGATTACCCAGAATACAACTAATTATGTAAATCATAAAGCAGATACTTCATTTACTCCTACAAATGTAAACTGGATAAATTTGTTTAACTTTGGAGATGGGTACCATAGAAACCATCACAATAATCCGCGGAGATATACAACGTCAGAGCACTGGTACCAACCAGATCTAGCTGGCGTATTAATCAAATATATTTTTGCTAAAGAAGTTGTTACATAAATGCTCAGAAAACATGATTTTCCTAACTTTAAAAAATTAGACTGGACTGTTGATACAAAAAAACTTTTAGAATGTTTTAAGGATTTTAAGGATACTTATGACACTATTAGTGATGAGTACGGAGCAGAATATTTTAGTGACGATTATACACAGATGACTATCACTGAACCTAGTTCACACATGAAGTATATTAAAGGTAGAGAAGATGAAAGGTGTTATGATACACTTTTAGATAGATATAAAGGAACTTATGTCGAAGAAGTACTAGACACTTTCAAATCTCCTTATACAAGAGCTAGATTTATTGTAAAAAAACCTGGATCATATATATTACCTCATAAAGATTATGATTCGAGATATAGTGTTAGATTTTTTATCCCTCTATCAACTAATCCATGGGCGTTAACCGGTGTACAAAGAGACAATCAAGATATAGAAATATTAAATCTAAAAGAAGGACATGTTTATTTTGTAAATGTAGGTTTCTCTCATTCTGCATGGAATTTTGGAAAAACAGACGATATAAGATTAATTGTAAGTGTCAACGGCCAAAAGGATTTGTGCTATGAATCTTAAAGGTTTAATCTATGAAGTTCCTAGTTCAAAATTATTTTTAGATAGCACCGATATTGCATTTCTGAATTATTTAAAAGAAAAATATAAAGATTCGGTAAACAACATTATACCTAACAAAAATAATTATGTGATGAAATCTGGATACACTCAATGGTACATGAATGATGCAACAATAGAAGAAAAATCAAATCCTATTTTCAAAAAATTTGCTGAATTATTTAAAAATACTACCCACAATACTATAGATAAAATTATAAGCTCTTCTAAATTAGCAAGAATTCCAGGTCCATTAAACATTCATGTAGATTATAGAGCAGCAATATTATCCATCCCGTTAGTTAAATTGAAGAAACCTATAACTTTTTGGACTAGCAGGAATGATGATAGAAAAATTATAGGACAATATTATTACACAAAATACCAGCCTGTAATTAAAAATGTCCATGTTGAACATAATGTTATCGACAACGACGAAGATAGAATAATGTTTCAGGTTGGATCCTTTGGAGCCAACGATGGCGAAGATTTTACAAACTTAATTTCAAGGTTATAAACAATGGAAAAATTAGATTTTACATTTTGTGCGCTTGATTTAGATATCAGTGATGTAGAAATTACCAGTATGTTAAAAGAAATTAAAACAGTAAAAGAAGACTTTTGGTATAAAGATAATTTTAGAGGATGCTATATTTTACCTTTAATAAACGGTGGCGGCACAACAGGTGCTCCGCCAAAAGGTGTTATGCGGGACGAAGGTAATATGGTTTATACAGAAGCAATAAAAAATTGTAATCTAATTGAAGACGTTATTCTACAAAAGATATTCCCCTTCATGGGTATGAAAACAAGAGTCAGTGTATTAAGAACAAAAAAAGATCACGGACTTAATGTTCATGTAGATTCAGGAAAGCATAGACTTAATACAATTCAGCATAAATTTAGAATCGTGCTAAATGGAGAAATTGACAAATTATTTTTTTTAGATGAAAACAATGAAAAAATTTTTGCTCCAAACGATTATAATTCATATGTGCTAGATGGAACACATCCACACGCTATAGACCCTGGCAAAGAAGAAAAGATTACAATTTGTTTTGGTACACCTTGGACTGGAAATGAAACAGTTGAATATAACAAACTAATCCAACAATCTCCACACAAATTTAAAATTAACAAACCAAAAATTTTAGACGAGTGGATAAAATGATCTATTTAGATAAACAATTTGTTCTTTATTCGCCGTTAGATATAGAATATGATAAAGACAAAGCACTAGCCGAGGCAAAAAATGTTATAGATAATTACGGTGCTTGGATTTCTTCTAAAGGCATAAAATTACAACGGCCTGATATTAGTAGTCTAAGTACAACAGAAGCAGATTATTTAGAAAAACAGTCCAGGCAACTACAACAATCAGAACGTCCTAATGATTTTCCAGTAAAAGGTGTTTTGTTGCGAGGTATAAAAGGATTAAAGTATAGTTTTAGTTATCTAATTACAGACACTAGCCTATTCGAATGGACAGATATAGTAGCAGAATGTCCAACTATAGTGGATCTAATCAATAATTTGCCGTTTGAAAAAGTAGGAAGAGTAAATATACAAACAGTTGAGCCAGGAATGTCTTTACACAAGCATATAGACAGCGTTTTTAGAATTGATAGTGAAACACAAGAAAGACGTAACGAGCACCTTTTACAATACGGAATCAATAAATTTAACATGGACGTAAATTGTTTAATAACAGTAGTTTTTCAAGGAGACGGTATTAATTTTTACTTTAATCGCTCAAAAGAAAAAATTAAGGTGTTTGATTCTGCATACTATTTTTGTCCTCAATTTATACACCATAGCATAGATAAAACAAACCAACAGCGTATTATATGCCGTATAGAAGGTAAAGCATCTACAGAAATGGTTGATTGGATTCAAGAAAATGCTGAAAAGAACAATGATAGGGTTATAGTAATATGAAAATTATAAGCAAACATCCTTATCTCGGAGAATCTATTGGAACCATTAAAAAAATATATAAATGGGACGAAGACAATCCTTATGACGATATAAAACTTTACAAATCTAACGGATATTTAGATGAATATCCAGTATGTGCGCCTATATTAGATAATATCGATTATAAGTTACTACATAAAGAATATTTAGAACACCAAGAAAAATTACTTTGTCAATCAGGAACATATTTAACGGAATGGTTTGCAAGTAGGAATATTGATTGGGACGAAGCAAAAAAAGAACTAATCAATGTAAATTTTGTTGGCGACGAATATAGACAATTTAACATAATGGAGTTAGAATCTGATAGTAGAAATTATAGTCAATGGACCAAGATTTTACCTTGGGTAGGTCCTTATACTAGAGAAGTGCTAGCACGATTCGAGTCAAAAGTTATTAGAGCTAGATATAGTATAGCTTATCCTAATTGGCATCTGAAACCCCATATTGATTACCCTCATCCTAAAGAAAACGGCTTTCGGGTACACATTCCTGTGTACACAGAAAATACTGTACATACTTTTTTCTTAATAGATGATGAGTGGTGTGAGATTTATTTTGAACCAGGTCATGCATGGTTTATGAATGTAAGTGTACCTCATAAAATAACCCATGATGGAAATTTTAATAGAATTTATTTAACTTTGGACCTTTGGGATGATAAAGACATTCCTATTGAAAAACAGACAAAAAAAGTTAATTATCTACCTAAAGAATATTCTTGATGAACGCAATAATTTTAAACGACATTACACCAAGATTTGATGTTGATTACGGACATGGGAGCTCTATTCGCTCAGTAGGCGCATATAGAATTGCAACATCTCTTGATCAAATAGGTTGCAAATCTAAAGTGCTTGATTATTTTTTCCATATAAGTTACGAATATCAAATAAAATTGTTAAAAAAATATGTTACCAGTGATACTAAAATTGTAGGAATTTCTGCGACAAATCTAAGAGGTAATACAAAAAACAATAGTCAGCACAGTCTTTTTGATAAATTTAAATTTTTAGGTTCTAAATCTAACTCAATTGTGTATTATCATGAAAACTTAAAAAATATTATTTTATTTTTAAAAACCAATTATCCTAATGTGAAAATTGTTATAGGAGGTGGGCAAATGACAAACGTTAGAGAAGAAGGTTTAGAGTTTATTGATAATTATATTGATTGTATTTTTACTGGTGAAAGTGATATTGCAATACAAGAATACTACAAATATTTAAATGGAGAAACTCTTTTAGATTATAGCACAGAATGGAATTTAGGAAAATTTTCTAAAAGTTTTAAAAAAACAAAAGTAGTTCATTCTGAAAAAGCTTACCCACTGTCAAAAGAATTTGTAGCCAGCGAACTTTATATTGATCATACAAATATTAACAGTGATTTATTATCTAATGAATGGTTATTTGTAGAAATTAGTAGGGGCTGCATTTTCAATTGTTATTTTTGTTCTTATAAACATTCAAATAAACGACGTTCTGTAGAGTCAATTAGAGAAGAAATAATTAAAAATTATAATGAATTTGGTATTACTAAATTTAGACTAATGGATGATACTTTCAACGATAACAAAAGAAAAGTTATAGAAATATGCGATATGTTTAATTCTCTGCCATTCGAACCAGAATGGCATTCTTATGCAAGAACTGATGTTCTAAGTGTACATCCGGACTTAATTGATAGAATGTATAACAGTGGCTGTCGTTATTTAAAGTTTGGCCTTGAAAGTACTAATAATAAAGTTCTTAAACATGCAAATAAAATGTTAGATCATGAACGCAATGAAGAAGTAATTAGCAATATATATGAAAAAACTAATGGAAATCTTTATACACACAGTAATTTTATAATAGGGCTACCTTATGAAACTATCGACAGCCAGTTAGAAACATTTGAATGGATTAAATCAAGCAAACTTAAAACTTTTAGCCTAACCACATGGCATCGCGATAAATTTTATAATGACGATAATGATATAAAAACTATGAGTGAATACGGCAAAGACAAATTTAACATTATAGGTTATGGAAATGAATGGACACACGATTCTATGACATCAACGCAGGCATATGAATTATATCATGAAGGTTATAATATATTTAAAAGTAATTGTAATCCATTTTGGATAGGCTCTGATGTTTATCCTATTCTTAGAAGTTATGGGATAACTCACAAAAATGTAGATGTGTATATGAAAAAAATCATGGATTTAAATTGGAATAATTCTAATGATATTACTTCTTGGTTAGAAAATAAATTTTTAGAACATACAACCAGTTATTTTAAAAAACTTGATAAAAAATTTAATAAAGAAGATATTAGGATTTTAAAACCTTAGGCATACATAATCTGTACATTTTTAAGTCATCGTTGTATATCATAATATCTTTTAAATTGTGATCAAGATTAAATGTATAAGATAAAACTACACTATCACTACAAATTAAATTATGCAAGGAACAATAATCTTCCTGCAATCTTCTAAAATAATTGTAAACATAAAAACAATTATATTTTTCAAGTAGTTCGATTGAAGTTTCCATCGTGTAATAGTTATAGTTTGCTAATTTAATTTTTGGTATAAAAGAATCTAATATTTCTTCACAACACAAAATTCCAGATCTTAATCCCGACGCATTAAATGGTTTACTGCACGATAATGAAAAAAATATACAAGTACTCGGAATGTAAACAGATTTATTAATAGTTCCAATATAAGCACCATCTATAAAAGATTGTATGTTGTGTTTCTCTAAATAGTCACACAACTCTTTATACCAATCTGGAATAGATGCAGTTGCAGAAAAAGGCATACTAATACAGACTAAATCTCCGGACTTAATTTCAGATAAATTATTTGGATTTATTTTTATGTAATTTTGTTTTTGTGCTTTAAGAATATTTTCATAAAATGGAACTTCTCCTTGAAGAATAACAAATCTATTAAAAGTTTTGTTAGAACAAATCTTTTCTATTGCTTCAACTATGCCATTTATAGGAATGTAATGCTTAAAAGTTGTTTTCCCGCAAATACCTGGCATAAACCATTTGATCCAAGAACTTATATAAGGATCAATTAAGTCATATTGTCGGTTTAATTTTTTCTCAAATATATTATAGCCGTGTATTACATTTTTATTAATTTGCAATTAATTTCTCCCATTCTTTATAAGACACAGTATCAAAATTAGGAGTATATCCAGATACTAAAGGAAGATATCCTACATTCTGCCAACATTTTAAATATGCTCCGCCGCAAACTTTTACCATACCGTCTACTTGAACCCAATTTTTGTATTCTTTGTTAGCACCCTCGATCCAAGACTTAAGCCAGCGATTTCTATGTCCTTCTGAACTAACAAAAACTGCTTTTGCATTTAGTTCTTTTGCCTTTTTAATTTGAGGTTTTAACATTAAACTACTTAAAATATAATATGGAGGTTTCCTCCATCGTATGTTAGGATTTTTCCAACTCCTATTTAAGACACGGTATGTATTTTTAGGATAAAATTTTGGTCTGCCAAAAATAGTACTGAAAGAAACAAGTTCGTCGTCATAATAGACTACTGAAATTTCTTCTTGATCCTTTAAAATAAAATTTTTACTACTGTAATTAATTCGTTTTGCATCATCAGATCTTAAAATTTGTTCTCTTGCTTTTTCAAAATCGTCAATCCAATAGTCTATATCTTTTAATGTATAAACAGTATACTTATTTAAATTATTATACATTTTTAAGAGACTCGTTTATTACTGATGAAAATATTTTGTCAGAAAAATCACATTCTAATACGAGGTGTAAACGAGGTGAAGATCCTAAATTAATAGATCTATGTTTTAACCAACTATTAAAAAGCCAGCATTCGTTTTGAGGATAATTCTTTGCAATAATTTGTTTATCTACAGTCTCAACTTCAGAGATATCTTTATTATTTGTATTAATACTTATATGTACTATTCCAGTATGATAAGGTTCTTTATAATCATAGTGAGAATGCCAGCCTACGTTTGAATTAGCTGTCATTTTATGTAGACATACCATTTTTAAGTTTTTTTCCTCACAGATATTTTTTTGTATCCAATTAGTTGTTTCTTTGAGTTTAAACCAAGTAGGAGTATTGAAATATGTCAAATTTTTTAGATATCTTTTATCAATATCAATAGCATTGGAATTTGGAGTGTAATATGCATGTTTAGACAAGCCTGAATAAGATCTTAATGCATGTCCTTTATTTGTATTATAATATACGTCTTTTAGTTCTTTAGAAAATTCTTGTTTTAAAGTTAACCCATAAAAATCTTTTACAGAAAGAATTTCATTATAACACTCGTTCGGAAATGTAAGATTTAATTTTAAATGAGGAATATTTTTAAGATGTTCTGCAAGCATATTAATATATATGCTTGCAGAATATTATGTACAAAATTTTTGATTAAGCAGCAGTACCGTCGTCTAAGTTAATCCAACCACCATTTTGGTAACCGCGGAATCTGTTGTCAGTAGAGTTATAATAAACCATGCCGTTAGCAGGTGTTATTGCTGCAATTTCAGCATCTGTGTATGAACCAAATTGTACAAATCCGCCTGCTGTAATTGTGCTGTTGATAGCATCTACAATTACTGTTGAATCGTCTGCAACTACACTGCCTTTAAAAGACGCCGCAGTCATTGTGCCTAGTACAACTGCATCTCCTTGAACATCTAATTTTGCTTGAGGTAAATTTGTACCAATACCTAGATCACCGTTGCGATAAAACATAAAATTACCATATGGCAATACAGGAGGCGCACCAGGAGATAATCCTTGATCGCTCTGGAAGAAATATATAAAATCTTTACCGCCAGAAATTCTACCTGTTGTTATGTTAGTAACGCTATCTTCTCTTCTAAAATCTATATTACCATAAGAGCTTGTGTCGTTACTTAAATCTTGTGTAGTATCTACTTTATAAAAAAGAAGTCTGCAACGAGCTCCAGATTGTATTCTAATATCAGTTTCATTTGTTAAATCTGTCCCTATAATTTCTAATTGTTGTGTAGCATTTAACGGATTAGTATCTATGTTAAGTCTAGAACCTTCTAAATCAAATACACGGAAATTGTCACTTGCTCGATTAAGATTTTCTGCATTTACATTTCTAATATTTAATGCATTTGCAATAGTGTCCAGTGATACTGAACTGTCGTTAAAATATACACTACCATACAAGTTGCCTACACTATCGCCTACTAACTGTCCTAAAAATCTATTATTGTCGCCATCTACTAAAAGGGAACTATCAGTACCAACAATATTAACTTTTAAATTACCATTAACACTAGGGTCTGATTCAAAAGTTACAACAGGCTGCGGCTGCCATTCTTGATCTACTGAATTCCATACTAGAGCTTCTCCGTTTTGAGGAGGAGCAGTTGTAGTGTCTACATCTGTTAAATCATCAATACTTAAAGAACCTAGAGTAGAGTCAACTGGAACTCCGCCTTGTGTTAAACCGTCGCCGACCCATACTTTTTTAGTGTCGATAACATAGATAAGCTCCCCTGCCTGCGGGGTAATTGTAACTCTTTCGGCGTCTGTACCTCTTCTAAGACGTAAAGCCATTAGTAACTCCTGATTAAAACATTATATTGTATTTATACAAAAAGAAACTATTTTCTTTTCTTCATAAAAATATGAGTGCGACGAGTGATATCGTTTTTAATTTTTACAACATCTACACGAAAGTCTATATTGGCAATATTATCTTCGTATTCGTCTAATAGTTCGTCTATAACTTCTCCTAAATTATCTACAGAATTTTTTCTAGGATCTTTTAAATCAATCATCCAAATTTTTCCGTCTGAAAAAGTTACATTAATAGACTCGAGGTATTCAATAGGTATGGCTTTAACTTCCACATCTTTGAATACCTCGGGCCAGTGTGCGATGATATCACTACTAAGTTTATTAGACTTCTTAGGCACTTTGTGTTTTCTTCTTAGTAGGAACTAAGGCTTCTGCTTGTTCTCTAAGAACTTTTGCTTCTTTAAAAAGTCTATCCGCTTGTGATCTATAACTTGCAGCTAATGCTTCATCTGTTAATGGTTCATCTGTTGCAGATTCTACTACAGTATCTGTCACTGCTGCTGGTTCTGCAGGACTTTTAGATTGTGCAGAAGTGTCTTTAAGAGCAAGTTCTTCAATTGGAACTCCTTTTTGTTCTGCAATGATGTTGTTTAACTCATCTAATGCAACAGCAGTGGTATTGTTAGGAGTCATTTCTACAGTATTAGTAGGAACTTTGTTTAACTTTCCTTCTTTTACAAATGCCGCCAACATAATTCTACCATCCGCAAGACGAACTCTAGCCATTGCTTCTGCAAGTTCATATGCAGTTTGTCCTGTATTACTTTGAACAAGTTCCATTAATTTGTCGTGCATGTCTGCATCTAGGCTTTCTGTAGGCACTACAAGAGCATTATATGGATCTTCTGGTAATGTTCTATATGCTACAACAACCTTTCTTTGATTATGCTTCATTCGTCCGATGTGTTTTAATTCGGCCATATTATTCTCCTTGAGCAGCCTGTCCTTGTTGCTCTGCTACCGCGGCTAAGAACGCTTCTAGCTTACCGTAAGTTTGACCTACAGTTACCATTTCGTTTGGCTTAAATGCGCCACGTTGACTAGCAACATCGATTACAGTTTTTAGTGCAAGTAAATCTTGCACGGTTAATTCTGGTGCACCGCCTTCTGGCTGTGCTACTTGTTCTTCTGTATTTTCTACAGTTGTTTCATCGCTCATAGATAAATCTCCTTTAAAGTGCGTACATTATTTATTTGTATTTTAAGTGTGGACATGCCAAAGTGAAGAAACTAAGTTCTTTAGGATCTTCAAATGCTATTTTAAGTACTTTAGATGTTTTACCATCTATAATACCTAATACTGTATCAATATAAAATCTACTTTTTAGATTTTGTTCTATCCAGTTTATAATCGCTTGTTCAAGATTATAACTTGTAGGGATCATTATATCAGAAAACCAAGGAGGACAGTAGCCTATTCTCCTTAGATCTAAAACATCTAATGGTCTTAGATTTTTAACCTTCATAGTGTGCAGTAACTCCAAAAGGAGCGACTAAACTTCTGTCTCTATTGCTGTGAATAACAAATACTGTATCACAGTAGTCTTCGTCACCCCAGCTACCCCAAGGATAGCCATCTGTGAACATGATAAATTTCTTAGGCGTAATGTCATGTTCTTTCATATAACGCCAGTTAGCATCAAAGTCAGTGCCGCCACCGCCTTGAATGTCATATTCTAACAAACTCTTTCCGCCGTCTGCTGAAAAGTCTTCTTCATTGTAAACTTCTGTGTCAAAACACCAAATTTTAATATTGTAGTCTTGGTACTCATCCATGATGCCTTTGATTTCGCTCAAGAAGTCTTGTGCTTGATCATCTCCGATCGATCCCGACATATCAAGTCCGATACATACGTCGATAGTGTCTTGAAAGTTCATGCCAGGCAATACTGCGTTTAGATGCCATCCTTTGCGATTAGGACGACTAAATGTATAATCGTTCTTAATAGTGCTTTGAATTTGCTGACGAAGTATTTCACGCCAATCCATCTTAGGTTCTGTTAGTTCCTTAATCATACGTGCAACTTCTTTAGGAACATTGCCAGCGCCTGCGGCTTGTGCCGCTGACATCATATTTTCTTTTATTTCATCACGTATTTTTTCAAGTTCTTCTTTAGTGTAACTAGGACGAGAACTTTTTCCGTTCTTTTCGCCTTCTGCATCTTTGCCTTCGCTGTCTGGATCATTTTCCCAATCAACGTGTTCGTCAAGAAGTTCGCCAAGTTCTTCTAAGAACTCTTTGCCTTTTTCCTCTGCTTCTTTTTTAAGATCTTCGTAGACTTCTTCTGAAGTCCAGTCTGAATATTTCCAGTCCTGAAAACAAGGAACAAGTTTAGGAATCTCGCCAATTCGATCACGCACTAGTGTGTTGTTTACAATGTAGTCTGCTGCAATATTGTACAGCATAGGATCACGATCTTCTCTACGAATCAAATGATCAAAAATACAGTGCATAATTTCGTGTGCAATAACAAACTCAATCTCTTTGTTAGAAAGAGCGTTAAAAAATTGTGTGTTAAAGTATAAGTTACGTCCGTCTGTAGCCGCTGTAGGACACCAGTCGTCGCAGTTTTGTACATTAAGGCGTGTTGCAATGTTACCAAAGAATGGGTGACGAAGAAGTAGTCCTACTCGTGCTACAATAACACGATCGAGTACCTCTTCGCGCATTGTAGCAAGAGCTTCTTCAGTGATATCTGGATCTGGCTCAAAACTACTTTTTACAGTTTCTGTCTTAGACATTGCCCTACTCCTTAAGCCTGCGCCGCTCTAATATACTTGCCAAAACGCTCGTGAAACTCGTCAAAACATTCTACTTCGTCTGGATCAATAGGCAGTGAGTATTGTGTAAGAGCAAGTTTAATACCCATTACTACAAGTTCAGTGTCAAAGTTATCCATTGCAAAACGCAAGAAGTTGTTTACTTTCTTATGAAAATTCTTATCGTCCTTGTCTGCTGATTCGCGTAGTTCGTAGCACAAGGACACTGTAAGTGAATACTTTGCAGAAATCTCATCTGTGTCTAACTTTTTAATCTTACCGTCTAAAATGCTCGTCGGATTAGGCAACTTGCCAGCAATCTTACGATGTGCCATAAACTTAACAGCAAGACCTTCGCCTACCGCACCACTGGTTAAATCTGTAATGATACTTTCATCTACATCGTCTTCAAGCAGTTCTGAAACAAACGACCACGAACGAGGCGTTGCAAAAGAACGTGAAGGACTCTTAGGATCAAAGTCATACAAGTCTTGTTTTGCAAAAGTCAAATACCCTACAACATCTTTGTGAACGTCGTTGTTCACAGCCCATGCAAACCAGTCGTCAAAGTCTGGCTTCATTTCCAAGTGAACAAAGCGGTTAGCAAGTGGAGCAGGCATACGATACGTAACACCTTTGTCTGCTTCGCGGTTACCTGCCGCAACAATAAGAACGTTGTCTGGCAAGTGATACTGTCCAACCTTGCGGTTAAGAATCAACTGATATGCTGCTGCCTGTACAGCAGGCGCTGCCGAGTTCATTTCATCAAGGAACAAAATAACATTGTCATACTGGCTAGCAAGTGCCTCGTCTGGAAGTTCTTCTGGAGCACCCCAAACCATTTTACCTGCGTTAGCATCAAAGTAAGGAATGCCTTTAATGTCTGTAGGCTCCCAAAGGCTTAAACGAACGTCAATAACATGAGCATTTAGCAGTGTACCGATTTGGTGTACAATGTCTGATTTACCAATGCCTGGAGGTCCCCAAAGAAACACAGGACGCTTCTTTTTCAATGCATGAAGAAGACTCTTTTTTGCATTGTTAGGTGATACTTGACGAGTTGCAATATTTTCCATAATGTCCTCACTTGATGGATTTCTTAACTTGTTTTATTATTATAGCACCGTGTACAGGATTGTCAACCGTTATTTTGTCTTTGAAGTGCTTTAGTGATACCGTATTTGCGAACATCGCCTGAGAACAGAGTAAGTTCTACTGCTTTCTTTTCGTCTAATACATGAATGGCTGATCTGCCTAGATAATAAGGACAGTCGATAAACTTGTCTAAGAATATAATAGTTTGTGTGGTAAGTTCAAACTCACCTGGATAAGGTATTTCGTATGTTTGTATGTCAAGTTCTTCTTTGACATATGCAAACCCCATGTCTGTTAAACGAAGACCTCCTTCTTTTTTGTTTCTAGTATTATGCCACCAAAGGGGAAGGAATTCTTTTACAGCAGCTTCGTTTACAGATTTTTCTCCCTGTTTTAGAAAGATTTTTGTATACGCTTCTTTCCAGTTCATTCTGTTTCTATCTCACCTTGTGTGAGTTTTACTACTGTAAAGTCTTTGCTTTGAAACATTTGATTTAATTTTTTAGCAAGATTATGAGCGTGTCCAGGATTTGAAAAACTTACTTTTTTATATTTAGGTCCAGGATAGTTTGTAATCATATTAGATGATTTAAGATTAAATGGTTTACCTTGATAAAAGACTGCCCAAATAGCCTCTGCATCTAATATTTGCTCTGTTTTATATGTTTTTTTGTTTACGTGTTCTAAAAGAACTTTTGGCTTGGGCCTACTCATATACGTATTCCTTAGTTATATACGCATATATTTATCTCTTTTTAGTTAACTGCTACTATAATCCGCCGCCGTCTACACTGATACTAATAACTTCTTCATCGCTGGAGTTAGATTTAGCAAGCAAGTCTTCATAGTCTCCTGCAAGTCTAGCAAGAACAATGCCCAAACAATAAGAAAGATTTTTTGCAGTTTGCAGATCTAATCTTACTTCTTTTTGATTGCTCGAATCAGCAGTTTTTGTCTGTTGAATAAACTGCTGAATAGGAAATGTATTAATAGGATCTTTTGTTTGCATTTTTTAGTTCCTGTTTCATTTCTATTTCAGTTTTAAAAGGACCACAACTTTCGTATCGTTCAATGGTAATAAGTTTAGGACAGAAAGATTTAACCCATCCTTTATCAAAGTGAATAATATAATATCCTGCACAATACAAACTTTTAGATTTATTGCTTTTTGTAAATAAAGGAAGTTTTTTCTTAACATCAAAAATAGAGTTAAACGGTATACAACTAGTTGGATACTTATGCACTTCTTTAATTGTGTCTTCTTCTTTTTGTACACTGCTCCAAGTAACTTCTGCACCTACAATTTTTTTAAATTGTTTAATATTTTTAAAAAACTTTGGTCCAGCATGACAAGAATAGACGTAATTGTCTTCGTTAGTACTAATAGTACCTACCTTCTCTCCATTGTTTTCAACAATCCAAAACTTGTCCTTCAATAATTCTTTTGCTTTTACTGTCATTGTGGATACCTCGCTTGTAGTGGTTCTGCAAAACTCTGTGCTTGATCTGCAATCCGTTGCATATCCCATTTAGCACAAAACTTCATTAATCTCATTCCAACCTGTGTAATGCTTTTAGATTCTACACTATTAATAGTTTCATCAATCATTGCTCTAATATCTGCAGGTTGTGCTGTTAAATCACATAGTACAACATTACGTTGATAGTCATCTAACACACGATGTTCTTCTCCGTTGTGATCTACCCAACGCTGTAGCATCATGTTATTCCAATTAAATCCTTTTGTACCTTTGTCTTCATATGCTTCTAACAGCCCTACTTTATTCTTAGTGCCTTTTTTACGTACACCAGGATATGCTGAAAAAACATTGTCGCTTGTATCGCCTCGCATACACTTCTCAAAAAGTAGCCATTGCGGGTCAGGCGCCGGTTTAGGTTCTTTTGTTTTTTTGTCAACGACTTCAACTCCTTTATCGTCAAAATACCCTTCGTGAGTAATAGTTGTATTACTAACGCCATTGTACTGCTTAACGTTAGGAGCAATAAGTTGTGCAAAGTCACCGTCTGTACTAATAATAACATGTTTGTCATTAGGGTGTGCTTGCACCCAGCCTGCAATCAAATCATCTGCTTCTAGTTGCGGATGACGAATCATTGTACAGTTTGTTTTGTCATTGATAAAATCTTTAAACTCATCAAAAATTTCCCAAAATGCAGTGTCTTCTTCTTGCTCGCGCGGTGTTAATGCATCTCTTGCTTGCTGTCTATTACGCTTATAAGGCTCGTAGTAATCCTTGCGCCACGAACGCCCTTCTAGACAGAACACAACATGATCTGCATCAAAGTCCTGCCAAGCCTTTTTAATACTGTTAAGTGTAATGTGCAACGCCATGCCAACTTTAGTATCAATGTCGCCACGTACAACGTGTCTTGCTCTAAAGAAAGTATTTGCTGTGTCTACTAAAATATATGTGCTCACGATTTATCCTATAAAATAACATGTTACAATCTAATGCGAAATGTGTCAAGTAGAAACATAATCAAATCTTTTATTACTTTTAGGAAGGACTAAGTCTCCAAATCTAGTTGTAATATCTACCTTTTCTATAAGATCTCGTGTTTTTAAAAAAGTATAAACTTCAGAAAATGCTTTTTGATTTCGATCTATAGAATTAATTCCTGGAATATGTGCATCATCGCATAGTGGAAGATAAAGATTACAATAAAACCCTTGCATACAAAATTTATTGATAGAAAAATTACTAGAGTGCAACACACATCCTGATGTATTCGTTCCTCCGTAAATTATATTTGTTTTTTTTGGAGTTAACGAAAATCCTACATCTAATAATTTTTTTTCTAATAAAGAAAAATCATCAGTCTTTTTTACTTTTACCCATTTATATTTTCTATCTAATGTTGCTTGTTTATACAATTCCATACTTCTATCATAATCAAATCCTGTAGAAGCAATTGCTATCCTATTTCGATCTAAATAAGAATCGTTTATTAAATCTTGAAATGCATATGTTCTATACTGAGTGGTAAATTTATCAGTCAAGCCTTCGTGACCGTCTATATCCATCAGAAAAATTAAAGTGTTTGTTTCACCTTTCACGATACTGAACTCTTTCCTTTGTCAATAGGCACTACATTAATATAACCCATTTCTCGTTGTGTGTCAAGTCCTTCTTCTTCCAACATCTGCACAACAATAGTTCTGAACCAACCGTCTACAATCTCTTCATTTGTTTCACCTTGATAACCTGCATCAAGTAACCTCTCTATAAACTCATTGTTCCAATCTAGTTCAAAGAAGCCGTTCTTGATATCATTTGGATTGACCTGTGTGTCTAATACAGCGACCCAAGGCTCTCCTCTTTCTGTAGCTTCTTGTTTCTCTGCTTCAAGACTTGCTCTTCTTGCTTCTTCTAGAGACATACTATCTTCAGCAATGCCTTCTAATGTTTCGTCTACTGTATTTTGTTTGTTGCCAAACATTTTACTAAACCAACTCATAATCCTGCTTCCCTTGCTCTCTGTTCCATACTAGGTTCCCCACGCATTTCCGAAGATGTCGACGTGGAGGCGGGGCGAATATCTCCATCCCCGCTCCATTGCGAGCTCTGCCACTGTTTGCGTGTTAAGCGAATATTCTTCACTGCGTCCACCCAACGGCATGATGTATACGGGACATTCAATACCAAGGGCTCTATATTGTGCCACAGCCTGTGTAACTTCGTCCACATCAGTTGCATCAGCAACCACAAACTTAAAATAAATGTCACTGCCAATAACATCGTAGTAAGAGCTAGCAACTTCAGGGCGAATCGCATCATCCCAGGACTCGCCTGAGACTGTAAGTTTAGGTGAACACGACCAGGTGAGTTCAAAAGTTCTTTGTGTGTTAAGGTAAGTGTTAAAATCTGCCTGAAGAGGCTGTGTGCAGTTCGTCTCAAAGGTGACATTTTTTAAATCCTCCATTCTAGGATGGTCAAATAAACTAGGCCAAAACTTCTGCCATAGTAAAGGCTCTCCGCCTGTGATAACAAGGTGGACGTCCTGTCCATTCTTCATCGTCCAAGAACCTTCTGGAGTAAGACTTAACAAATGTTCTACAACTTCGTCTACAGTTTTATCCATCATAAACTTTTTAAATTCAGGATAGATACTTGCATATGTATCACATCCTGTGTGTACGATAGGCAGTTCTTCAAAACTTACGTCTTGCTTGTGTACTTCTTTTGCAATCAAATCTGCTACTTCAGGATTGTATTTTGTTCTTTCCCAGCCGCGATCTAAACCAAACCCTTGACAGCGGAAGTTACAACCAAAAGTTCGTAGGAATACACTAGGCACTCCTACGAACTTACCTTCACCTTGTACTGAATAAAATGCTTCGCTGTATCTTAATTTATTCTTCATCGTAAAACTCTGGATCATCTAATTGTAACATAACATTACTAAACCCAACCTGCATTACACTGTATTCGTTTAGTACATCGTTGCGGAATGTATTAATGTTGTTTACTTGTTCTTCTGTAAGATCAAAAATACTTTCTACTTCATAGTGTTCGCAGATATATTCAATAACGTCGTCTGTGATGTTACTTTCGTAATTTTCTTCCCATTTATGAATTCTATGCCATTCAAACGCCATTAGTACATGCCTCCTGGTACAAAATAATAGTCTATCAAAATCATTGCCATGCCTAGTGCAAGTCCATAAAGGACTATATCTACTTTAGTCTTCATCTTCTTCTTCAATCTTTCTATCAGGGTTTAACATATACAAAACATAAAACCCAAACCACGCCATTGCTATTAAACCAAGTAACGCCCACATTATAGTACAAAGTCCTGTAAAAAGCCTACTACGCCTAGTAGGAATGCTACAACAATTAACCCTTTTGCTGCATACACAGCAATAATATCTAAATCACTCATCGTGGTGCAAACTCCTGCTGTAGTTTAATGTTGTCAAAAAATTCTTTCTTTGTACCTGAATCAGTGTTAAATGCACCTTTTAGTACAGTTGTCTGTGTAAGACTTGAATGCGCCATAATGCCGCGATTTTCGCAACAACCGTGTGTTGCTTGAATGTAAACACCTACATCTTTAGCACCTGTGCTGTACTGTATCTCTCGTGCAATATCGTTTGCAAGTTCTTCCTGCAGAGTACCGCGACGAGCACACCATTGTGCAATTCGAGTGTATTTAGATAATCCAATCAACTTTTCTGCGGCAATAATACCAATGTATGCTACTCCGCTTACTGGCTGGTGATGATGCGAGCACATACTTCTTAGTTCGCTTCGTACAACAAGCATGCCGTCATATCGTTCATCTGTGTCATTGGGAAATGCTGTTGCTTCAGGACGATAGTCGTAGCGTCCTGCCATAATCTCGTTAAAGTACATTTTAGCCAATCGACGTGCTGTGCCCTGTGAATTAGGATCGTTGTGTCTGTCAATGACCAGTGCGTCAAGCACTGTTTCAAATGCTTCAGTGGCTTCGTCTATGAGCTGTTCTTTTTCGCCACTTTGTATAATTCGAGCAATATTATCGCTTGCCCAATAACGCTTGTCAGCGGCTTTACAACGTTGGGTTATTTCTTCGTATTTTTTCATTGTTTCTCCGAGTTAATGCGGTGGATCGCTATTGTTTAAGTATACGATATATTTAGGTTTTTGTCAAGTGTTTTAAAAATTTTTCTGCAATAAGTGTATGATATTCTTCGTTATAATGCTCACCGTCCTCAATAAAGTATCTTTTGTGGTCAATATTTTTTTGAGCAAAGTAACGTTCTGTCGATATATTGCTTATTGTAGTATTTGTTAATTTTCCGTAATATTCGAAGTTTGTAGGAAACTGCTGTCGATCAGTCATTTGAAATATGTAAAGATTAACTCCTTTAATCCTACAAAGATTGTCCCACACAAAAACATTTTTTAAAAAGTTTTGTTTTTCTAAATGAGTGTTTAATTCTAAGAAAGTTTTAATTTCCATATAAGTGTTTTTTCTTAGATTCGGACTTGTTAATCCCTTTTCTGGACTAAAATTAACACCTGGAAAATAATTATAATCGTCTTCGATAGTTTTCTGATACAATTGTAAGTAATCACCTGCCACGGCTTGATCTAAGTAACAATCTATTAAATCATCCTTCACTGCATGTACAGTAAAATGATCAATGCTAACAGGATCTTGTTCAAATTTTCCATTATCGTTTGCAATAGTAAATCTATTAAATCCGCTTAAACAAATAAACACGTTATTTACATTATCGTACTTGTCTAAAAGAAACTTTAACCAATTAGTATATGCATCGCTGTGAGAGCCTGGCATTGCATATACTATGCTTTTTTCTTCTGTAATCTCTGCATATTTTTTTGCATAGTTGTTTTCCTGCCACAAGTCATAACTACCTGGACCAGTTTTTCCCGGAACAGAACTGTATCCGCATGTGTGACTATCACCTATAAAAATATTATTCATAATATGCTTCCAATATACTTTTCTGCAATAAGTGTATGATACTCTTCGTTATAGTGTTCATTATCGCTTAAAAAATATCTTTTGTGATCTATGTTCTTTTTTGTAAAAAATGACTCAACTGAAGTATAACTAATCTTCGTATTAGTTAGCTCTCCATAGTGATTGTGTTCTTTAGGAATCTTAATATTATTCATTAAAGTAAAAACATGCAATGTCACATTTTTTATTCTGCACAAGTTGTCCCAAATAAAAAGATTTTTTAAAAAGTTTTGTGTCTCTAGATGTGTGTTCATTTCTAAAAATGTTTTTATTTCCATATATGTATTTTTTCTTAGATCAGGAGACACTAGACCGGTTGTTGGATGCCATTTTATATCAACATAGTTATCATAGTCACTAGGGATAGTTTTCTGATATAGTTGAAAATAATCACCTGCTGTTATATAATCCATATAGCAGTCATTAATATCGTTACTTATTTCTTCTAAAGTAAAATGATTTACAGGAAGTACTTCTCCATTGTAGCTATTTTTAGCTCCAGCAATAGTAAACCTATTAAAACCTCTTAGACAAATAAATGCATTATTGATATTATTATATTTGTCTAAAAGAAATTTTAACCAGTTTGCATAGCTATCATGATTAGCGCCTGGAGTTGCATAGATAATGCTTTTCTCTCCGGTCGTTTCTGCATATTTTTTTGCGTAGTTATTATCGTGCCAATGAGTTGCAGATTCATTATAACCGCATGTATGACTATCTCCTATAAAGATATTCAACAACCGTCTCCGTATACAACATCTTTTAAGTCACTTATATCAACAGTGTCTTTTTTGTAGTTGCCTTTTTCTGGAATAACATGTCGTACACCGCCTGTAGGATCTGCCATGTCACCGTCTCTTCTAAAAATAAGATGAACATGCGGATACATACAAGTCTGTCCTGCACTTGTTCCTACATTAATACCAACATTATAGCCTGTGATAGTATTGTCTTCTCCGAGCACATTTTGATTACCCATTTCTATAGCAAACTTAAAACATTTGGTAATATAATCACTTGAGTTAATCTTAGGTACAATCAAACTATGTCCTTCTGTGACAGGATAAATGTCTTCGAACACAACAAAGTCACGAGTATCTAAAAATACATTAGTCCACGGTGCTCGTCCGTCTTTTTGTGCCTGTTCTAGTGTATCTGTCATTCTACACCCCACATAGGTCTTCCAGCATAACCTTCATACTGGATTTTAAAATCTTCATCTGTTTTATAGTAGTGCTGAAATGCAGCCCACTGTTCTTCTGATGTTTCGTCTTCAATAAGATCTAAGAAGATGCTTTGTTGTGATTCACCTGCTTCTTCACGCAGTTCTTCATCATCGCCGGCTTCTTCCCACTGCTCATAAACTTCGTCATAGGCTTGACTGTTTAAGTCTTCCATTAAGTTCCAACATTCTTCTCTGCTAATCATTGACCTACATTCTCCCATGGATATACAAGCCAAACATCTTCTTCGGCTTTATTAACTTCGTGTACGCTATAATCTACTTTGCCGTCAAACTCTGAAGACAAGTTGTCTGTGATAGTAGCAAAACGAACATTATTGTGCCATACAGTATTCCAAGTTTCTTCGTTTGGCATACAACTTGACTGCCAGTCTTGTTTAATCCAGTTAAATGTAGCACCAGTGTCGTTGATATCATCTACAATAAGAATGTTTTTACGCTTGTGTAAATCCCAACGACTTTTAAGAGTTTCTCGTTCTTCTTCGTCAACATAACCAAATGCATCCTCGCTCATCCAGCAATTAGTTTCACTTTCCCCGCCTTGATTGTCCCTTAAACTTACTTTAAGGGCATCTCCGCGAACGCCTAACATATTACTTAAAATAGTAGCAGGTACATTGCCACCGCGAGTAATGCCTACAATATAGTCAGGACGCCAGTTATCCTTGTACATCTGCAATGCAATGTTTACACAGGCGTCTTCTATATCCTGCCATGAATAATAGTGTTTCTTAATGCTCATATTTTTCCTTTAAGTATGTGTGATTGTCAACCCATTCACCGTTGCGAATGAATCCCCATTCTCTTAGTTTAGGACCGGGAACAAATAGTGTCCAAGTATCAACGCCAGATTCAAGTTCAATGCGATGAAGAGAACGAGGCCCGCAAAAACGAAAGTGCCCTGGGCTACGCCAGAACTTGCCTTTAGGCGTATGCTCCCAATAACCGCCACGCAAAATAAAAGTAAAGTAAGGCCAAGGGTGATCATGTAAGTCATCTAAATCTCCTTTGTGAAAGTTGTGTAAGAACACATTAAACGGAAACCATTTGCGGTCTTTTAAAAACAAGTAGTAGCGAGTTAGGTAAGGTTCGTTGCAATAGCGATCCATGATAACCCGCTTACGACCAATGTTATCCAACCAAGTTAACAGTTTAGAACGGAATGTCATCGTCTATTTCTCCTGCCTTCTTTTTGCCTTTGTAATCTTGTTCTACAAGTTTGTATGCTGTTTTAAAGTTTTCATATGCTTTTGCAAGCCCAGGATATACTTCGCACATTTTGTTAACTTCGTCTAAGCCAGGCAAACAGTTTTCAAACTCTTTTTGTTCATAGGTCCAGTTAAAGTTATATTGACCTGGATTCGTGTCTACAATACCATCTAAAGTTATATCACTTAAATCTAATGTAATCGTATCAGCCATTGAATCCACAGAACTGTACACAACACTGCCTGAATCTATGCCGTCTATGTAGGAAGTAGTTGCACCGTAGGTTTCATCCAACTTGATTGTAAAGCTAGTGTCGTCTGAAGTTATTTCTATATTATTATCTTTTGATTGCGTCATATAATGCCGCTCCGCTGAAATAGTCTTTGTTTAACTTTGTACGCTGTTTGTCTAATGCTACTAGATAGTTGTCATAGTTATCCATGTAGTCCTGAATGCGAGCAATAACCTTGTCTTTGTTTGCTTTATAAGCTGCAAAGTCCTCTGTCCATTCGCTTGGATACTTAAACTCATCTATAGCCATCTCTGAATAACTTAATCTATCAGGAACCATAGGAATAGCATTTACAAGAGCACCTTCATACCAGCTAATGCCCAAAGTTTCTTGTAGGTTAGCAGAAAACACAAGTTTTGCTTCACCTAACAAGTTGTGGTATTCATTTTTAGAGAGTTCACGTTCTTGACACACAACAAACTCATATTGAGGAAGTGCTTCTTTTAAGTCACGGAATATTTCTGGTTGTTTTTCTGGAGCAATACGATGCGGAAACAAAATAATATTCTGTTTATCCATGCCACTGTAGGGTACAAGACTAGCTTTAAGATACTCCATGGGCCAACCTACACGACTAATGTTGTCGCATTTACCTGCAAGTGCTTCTTCTACATCTTCTTCAATCCACGGATTTTCATTTGCATATTCATTGAGCAGTGTACGCATGAACATTTCAATGTGAAAGTTGCTTGCAAAAAAGTTGTCATCGTATGTATAGTACATACTTTGTTCTGCTCGTCGTACCCAAGGTTTATCGCCTATCAGTCGTCCGAGGAAGTCTTGAGGATCATAGCTACCAGCATGCCATAAACCGCCACAGCGTATGGCCACTCCAAGTAACTCAGCCATGTACCGTAACTGGATAACGGTAGGGTTCCAAGCATCTGTATAAAGGAAGTAGTCTCCATCCTTTATCGCTCCTTTAGCGAATAATTCTGATATTTCTAACATTTGCTGACTTTTATAGTTGTTAGTGCCAGCAAAGTTAAGGAAAGCCCCAGGCGTAGTTGCCTGAGGTACTTCCCCACCACTGATAACAACTACATCGAGACCAGCATTTTTTAACTGCTTAGGCAAGTGTTCTTTCCACTGCTTGGTGTAGCGAGTATCAACTGCTTCAATGTCTACGATGTAAACTGTCATTTAGTTACTCCGAATGTTACGGCCCGCATTACGAGCTTTTGCTCGCAAGTATCCTTGATACTTTTTGTATGCAACCCAGTTACGATCACTCTCATTGTAGAGAGCAGCCTCATCATATACTTTGCCTTCATAGCGGCAAAAGTCCCTGTAACGATCCAAATCATCAAAAACTTTGTTGACTGGAGGGAAACGATTTGACATTTTATTTTTCCTCGTTTGGATAAAAGATTGAACAGCCATTTTCATTATCTTCAGCTACGCTGATCTCTACAAAGCGGCCGGGATACTTTGCGGAGATTTCTTTATACAAGTCATCTGCAATCATTTCACATGACTTGTAATCTAGTTGTAGTACGCCTTCTACATTGTATAGACGTTCCATCCAACGTTTAAACTGGATGAATTCAATGTCGCGATCATTGTGGAACACTTGAATGCGTACTCTAAAGTGGAAGATGTGACGATGTGGAACACCTAGAAACGAAACATCGTCCCAGTCTCCTGTTGCTAGTTTAGGATCAGTGTCTGCACCCGGATATTTGTGTACACCTTCTTTTTGAAAGGTTACCCAAATACTTCTACTAGCCTTATTCAGTGCATCTTGTTGATTCATTTTTTGATCTTCTTCTTTTATTCTACGACTCATATAGTCCCAATATGATTCTTTTTGCATTGTTTATATTATACCTTTATTCTACAGGTTTGTCAACAGTATATTGCCCCCAATGAGTATAATTTTCTTTACTCATAAGACTTTGTAAATGATGAGTCCATACTCCGGGATTAGTAGCACCCCAAGTACGATCATCAATTTTTAATGTTGCATTATAGTTTAGTTGATCAATGTACGGAATTTTTACACTAATCATAGGAATAAATTTTTCATATTCTGAATAACTAGACTCTAATACACCTTCAATATGTTCAACTCCGAAATCTAATGCCACCCAATAATCTTTTTTCAAGCATCCGACAATAACGTTATCCCAAGGTTCGTATTCTTCATTTGTAAGTTCTTTAGGTTGAAAACTTTGACTAGTTCCAAAATAAATTTGTTCAACGTCGTGTTCCTCCGCCTTTGTTAAGATTTCTTCTAATGGTGGAGTTCCAACTACAAATAATGTTTTCATCCCATAGCAGATTGTATGTTCTACTTCTGTGCCTGTAAAATATACAACTTGTTGTCTTTTTTCTGTATCAAGCATTATGCTCTCCAATTAATGTATGCTCTGCTGAACCCAGGCGCTCTATTAATGCTGTCTTCAAACGCACTTTTCCAGTTTGTGTTTCTATTATAACTTTTTGTCCAGAACTTGTCAACTTTTAATGTACCTTTTTCAATCCATTCTGCCGCATATTGCATACAACTATAAAATTTTTCAGTGCGAGGACTAGGAAATATCATTGTACAGGCTTTCCATAACAGATTACTAAAATCTGTTTGTGTATTTTTTTGCACACCGAATACAACTAGTGCTTCATTTTTTAATATAGGCTGTTCAAAAATATAGTTATGCGAACTAAGGTCTATAACAACATCATATTCCCCTGAATATTCTGATTTAAGAATATCTCCCCATAAATCTTTATTACTACGTCCAATTACATCTATATCAAACTCTAAATTTTTTATTTTTAAAGTGTTATAAGCAATCCAGGCTAGAAATCCACTACCTAGTATAAGTAATCTTTTTGAAGAACCGCTTCGAGTAATTAATTGATCCAACGATTGTATAACAATATTAATCCCACATGCCACAGGCTCTAAAATATATTTAGGATCAGCTGAAGGGACCCTTACATATTCACGATGTTTTGCATTGTAAATATCTGCATATGCTGGCTCACCTCTTGTTGCTACAAAGTCACCTATTTCAACATCTGTAACGTTGCCGCCTTTGTCAATAACTTCACCTAACCCTTCGTGCCCTTGCATACTCAACGGCAAAGGCCCAAAGTTTCCTTGCATCATATCAACATCGCTTCTACAAACGCCTGTTAACACCGATTTTACTTGTATTTCATTCTCTTCAAGTTTATTAACATTAAACTCTGTTTCGAAAAAATATCCTTGTCCGTCTGTTGCTAGTAATCTATTCATAATTTTTCCAATTGCCGGTGAATCCACGTATCTTGTTCAAGTTGTTCCTTCCAAAACTCATCGTTATTTAGGTTTTTTACAGCATCTTTCACCATATTTAGGTATGCATCTTCCGGGCACCACCCTAATTCGAAACGATGTACAACTTCTCCGTTAACTTTAAACTCTATAGCACTGCTTTCTTTGCCCATACTACGCCAGTTAGATTCTAAATGCCAGTTATCTCCAAACTCTATGATACATCTATCATCAACATTGTGTACACCGTTTGGATCGATAACACCATATTCTGTACTATCTATTTCATCTAATTGCCATTGTTGAGTAACATCGTATAATGTAGGTAAAGAATTAGGAGTCCAAGTTGGATTCAGTGCAATATAGAGACTTAACATGTGTGGCATTAAGTCTCTGCTAACACCGCCATATGCTCGTTGTTTATCAGTAAACCAACTACCAGGATTAGGAATACAGTTACGACGAATCCATTCGATAGTAACAGCATCCGCTAGTTTTGCCTTGGTTTGTAAGTCTGGAATATTGTCTCTCCACATATTATTTTTAATCATCATAATACGTGTATTTGGAAATTTAGAATTTACATCTATCCATTCTGATGAATTTTTAAATCCCGGTTTTTCTACAAAAACAATTTTACTAACAGGAGCAACTTTTTCTGTTAATTCTTTATGTGTAAAATTAGGAGTACAAACATGTACAGTATCAAATTTCAAATGTTTTTCTATTGCTGAATCTACATCTAAAAAGTCTGCATCCTTTTCTGGATTAGCATCTACAGTTACAATATCATAACCTAATGTAGTAAGAACGGACTGATATAATCCGCCAATACCCATACCTATAATTAAACTAGTCATTTTAAAAATCCTGATATTTGTAAAGTATATTTAGGTTCTAGTCCAGCATTAGCACTTAAATGTAAATGATTACTATCCCAAATAAATCCTTCACCTTGCTTCCAATGTGTGCTAGTTTGCCATTCTAAAGTTTCATCTTGATAGTTTATAAAATGTCCAACCTTCCAGTCTTCTAAGTATACATTAGCTCTGACTTTTTGTCTACTATTAGTTGGAAACATTTTGTTTATTTTAAAAAATGTATCTCTATGCAAAGTAACAACGTTTCCAGGAGGCTGAAGTATTGCACTTACTGTTATTACTTCTATACCTAGTCTATCACTTAGTGCAGCATAATCTAGTTCTGAGTTATCAAACCATAGTTGTTGAATACGAGTATTATTTTCGTGATAACTTGCAGGAAATCCTCCCACAGTGTTATGAATATCGTTTTGTTCTCTACGTTGATAAGAAATACAACTTCCGTGATGTTGATTGTAGTCTGCATTTAAAAAAACACTAAAATCGTAATCTAAATTAATTTTTTTGATCATTTATTATCTCTTCTATTATATCATACCACTGTTTTTTATAATTATGTTCTGCTCTTTCTTCGAGTAAGTTTTTATTATATTCTGCAATTCGTTGAACAGATTTAAATTTTTGTTTTTTTTCTTTACTAGACCAGTTTATGATTTTTTTTATTTCTTCGATAATCATATAAAGACGCTTGGATTCGTCAATCTCTTTATCATAAGATTCATCAAAAATAGAACTGTAAGTTTCGTAGCCTTTATTTTTTAAGTATTCCAAAGTATACGGTGCTGACCAAACAATAAAAGGATGTTGATGAATTATAGCTTTATATGTTTTTTCAGTAATAAAAAGATCAAACGTTACAGTTTCAGAAATTAAACTAAAAAAAGATTTATTGTAGAACGGATTAAGATTTACTTTATCGTGTTCAGTCGGTTCGTAACAATCATAGGTATCTAAAATATTTGGCGGTCCTTCTAAAATTTTGTTTATATAGTTTTTATCTTGTGTTTGTACTAAATTTTTAGCATCTTCGATATATGCAGGATCTGGACTTAAAATTTTTAGATTGGATACATATCCTGCATCGAATAAATTTTCTTTGTGTAATAATGATAATAACGCTAATCTTTTTCCGGTTAAATGTCTATTCAAACTTAAAAAATTTTTTTCTTTATTAATTAAATTTTTAGGTATCGGATTAATGTTAAAATATGTCCAATATTCAAAATAATCAAATCCAAAAACTTTGTCAAAAGATTTATAATCGGTATTTTCATAATTCTTTTTTACATTTATATTTCCAAATATAAAATATTTTTTATTAGGAAGTTCTGGAAATTCGTTGTGAAAAAATAAAAAGTGGTCCCAGTCATTATTAAGAAATGCTGCTTCCTGCGGAAGGTAAACTACAATGTTAACTAAAGGATTATTTCTAAGCCAGTTTGCTGCTTTACTTTTTAAAAGACCGTAGAATTTTTTTAAGTCTTGAAATGGTAATTCAATTAGATATAAATTTAAATCACTCTTTTTTATGCTATCTCTATTACGATATTTTATTTCGTAATCAAAATACATTTTAGACAATAAATCATCTTGTAAAAACCCAGATTCCATATTGTTCCAAAGATTAACTTTGTTATTAGGCCGGTCAAACCAAAAACATACTTTTTTCATTCTTCGCCTAGTTTAGTTTCTAATCTGTGAATTTCATCTCTAAGCCAAAGTTTCATAGTTTTTAGTCTACGAACTTCGTCATCAACTGTGTAGTTGTTATAACGCTCTAATATAAGAGTGTCAAGTTCTTTGTGCCTGCGTTGTAGTTCTTCTAGGTGTGTTTCATCTTTGTCGTGTTTATTGTTGTAGTTGCTCATCTTCTAGTACCTCTAGGTTATGTACTTCGTCGTCNGTAAATTCTTCGTTGTGAGCTTGTTCTTGTTGTTGTTCTTCTTCTTGCTCTACTTCCTCAAACAAGTTATGAAAGTGTGTACTGGCGTTAACAGTCTTCTTACCTGTTGCACCTCGTGTGCCAGGAATAGACATCCAAAAACGACTAAAATCTTCTACAATCTTATCTGCTTCGCCTCTGTCACTTGTTGCAAAGATTGCATCTACAACATCTCTAAAGTATATTCTATCAAAACGTTCTTGAACTAACATAGCAGGCGTCAGTCCTGCATCATACTGACGATTTGCTTCCTGTACAGAAGTAAGATGCATCCAAACATTATGACCCATAAGAATTGCGTAAGTAAAACTATCCCAAGAAGTTTTATTTTCCTTGCCCATTCTATTTAAATTGCCTGGAGCGTATACACAAATTTCATTTGTCTTAACACCGTCTAACACAGGACTATTCTCGATATACGGATAGATACCATCTTGTACAAGTGTATCTCTAAACAATCTAGTGTCGCTTGCGTACTGTTTGTTGTCTAATGTAGATAACATTCTGTACAGCCATTTTTTACGATCTTCGATTTCTGTTTGAACATACATTTGTCCGTTTGCAGTTGCAAGAAACGGTGACGCACAATCAAACGAAATAGTAAAGTTTGGATTGTGATATTTGCGAACAGCACGTTGAATGTCTGTAAGTAGTACAGCCCATTCTAATTTCGATGTTCCTAAGAAATGCATCCAATCTTGTAATCCTTGCTCTAGCAACCCATCGAATCTTAATGCAACTAATCTCTTTAACACCAGATGAACGTCGCACATGTTCTGACCACCCATCGCCCAGCCATTAAAGTGTGCATCTGGATATTGTTTAGGATCGCAAAACTTTTTCATACGACTGTACCAGTCATCTGCATCTGAGTGATTTTCACCTTGAAGAACATTTAAGAATTTACAATTGCCGTTACGATTTCTAATGAAGTATTCGTTATTAATGTAAGTACCTTGAACTGCTTCAAGATATGAATTAATTTTACTTGCCTTTGCGCCTTCTGGACTTCGAGCAACCCATGCAGGAATGTCCAAACACATGCCATAATCCATTAAATTGTCCATCCAATTTAATACTTGACTACGTTTTTTAGCTGCCGCTGGACAATTTGGATCCTTCCAGTCTGCTTCCCATTTACCTTTACCAATTTGGAATCCACCAGAATCGCCGAGTACCCAACTAGTGCCTGAGCGATCTCTGGTTCTAAACATTTCTTCTCGGTCGTCTTGTTTGTTTAAATTTAAATTAGCATGTCCTGCAGAATACAATGCCCATTTATAATGAAACAGTCCGTTATTAGGATCTAAAAAGTTTAAACTTTCTACATCGTTTACAAAGTTTTGTGGAATTCTCGACGGTTGTACATAAGGATACCGTTTTCTTTGATATCCGATAAATGCTGCATAGAATCCAGACGTTGCCGGCAAAAACAATGCATAGTCTTTTTGTGTTGCTGTTAAGTCTGTATTCATATTACTCATGATCTACTTGCTCTGTGCTGGAAGAATATAATCGTATTTTACCATTCCACTGTCTACACTAATCTGCATAGCACCTTGATCTGAAATACTCATTGTAGCATCGCCATCTAAGTTTAAGATTGCTTGTACTTGTGCAACAGGCCAACTCCAAGTATGTTGTAGCGTACCTTCTACACCGTGTTCAAATACAAACTCACCTGCGTGTGTGCTTGCATCACCAAAACTGAACACTAAGTTACTGTCTTTTGTTGTAACATTAAATGTAGGCTCTTCGCTATGCGCCGCACTCATAAGTTTCATACGTGCAATACTTGCCATACTCGGTGAAAAGGTTACATTCCAGCTTGCACCTTTAAACTTAACAGTTTTAAGTTTTTCTTCAATGATTGCTTTGTTCATAAAGCGATAGTCATTCTGGAAATCTCCTGCAGCATTTTCAAAGTGAATATGTGTAGGAATAGTTTCGCCATTGCGTTCTGCTTCTACAACATCAATCTTTGCAGAATCCTTATACTCAGGATTTTTTAAGTGTAGTGCTAGTTTATCTAAGTTAGGCATACCAAACACGCCTTTAAACTCTGCAACAGGTGCATGTGCAGATGCACTTAGAATTACTGAACGATCTTCAGCCATACTTTCTACAGTAGTGCCTTCTTCAGCGTTTACTTTGACCAGACTAAGAAAGCCCAGTGCGTGAGTGTGTGCAACAATATCTTGCAAGATGTCTTTCATGTTATTCTCCATAGTTTATGTAAGTATATGATATTATTTAGGTTTTGTCAAGCTCTTCGTTGTCAAAACTGTCTTCATTATAACCTTCTAATAAGGCAACAAGTTGTTTAAGTAGAGTTTCGTCTTTTTCTTTTTCAGTGTCTAGTTCTACCTTTAATTCGATCTTCATTTTATTCTCCAAAGTCAAACAAACTATTGAAGGTGTTGTGTTGTTTAGTATCTTCTAAGTCATAATCAAGTACACCAATCAAATTGTCTAGTTTGTTATCAATAATAGTTTCCGCCATTGCCGCATCATCGAAAGGTAATTCTTTGAACCACTCTGGCAATCTTAGTTCGTCTGTAGGATACGCAACACTTGTATAACCTAACGGATTTTGTTTTAGTTTACAAACAATAACCTTCATACCATCTACAATCTCTTGCGAGTACTTGTCACCGTTCATACGTTTTAGTGTGTTCCAGTTGATTGAAGCACGAACGTGTCCAGGCATATTTGCTTTGCCTTTTTTCTGTTCTTCTTTCTGGTAGTGTCCAATCTTGTTTGCACGTTTAGGCGAACCTTTCTCCCAACCAGGCATTTCTTCAAACTCTTTGCGGAATGTTGTAATACGCTCTAGTACATCTTTTTCTTCTGCATCCTGCAACACCATGAGCAGGATTTCACTTAAGAATTCTTGCATGAATACAGGAGTATCTGAACGCCTCAAGTCAAGACCCATTGCTTTTACTTTGCCCGGCTTGCCATCTACATCTGTTCTAAAACCTTCGTTATCAACTACTAGTGCCGCATAACGCTTCTTAGTAATATACAAGCCGCTCTTAGCAACGATCTCTCTACCTGCCGCGATAACATCACTTCGTGTCTTAGGACAATGAAATGCTCGTGCCATAAAGTCTTGGAATGTGCTGTCTACTTGTTCGCAGACTTGATCATAAAGTGCAATAGCTTTCTCTGCGGTCCACTCTAAACGCCCTGCTTCTACATCGTCTTTTACTATAGGCCAAGCAGAGAAGTAAACAGAGTCAGTGTCGCCGTAGATAACTGCTTTGCCTACGTGATCGTATTCACCAGCAATAGTGTTATTCACTTCAGCACTCATGTGTTTAACAATCTGTCTACCTGTTAATGTAGTTGACTGTCCGATACGTTTATCGAAGAATCTACAACCAGGATTAAGAATAGCACCATACAAACTGTTCAAGTTAATCTTTTTAACCAGCTGTCGTTTGTCCCAATACTCAATCTCTGCCTTGTTTTCAGCATCTTTGGCTTTTTTAAGTTTCTTTTGTAGTTCTTTACGCTCTGCATACCAACGCTTTAGAATACCCGGAATAACACCTTCAAACTCTGTAGTAAAGATTGTACCATTAGCACTCAACATCCACGGCATCTGACTATCAAATATAAGTTGATAAATCTCTGCACCGCTGAGTGTGTCACTGCGTCCGTCCTCCCAGTCAATGGTCAAAGGAATGTCTTTGCGTTGCGACATTACTGCTTCGTATTCTTCTGTACCGAAGCGTCCTTCCCACGAACCTGCAAAACTTTTCTTTTTAAGCGTAATATCTTCTTTGATGCGGCTTTCTGTTATCTCAGGTCGAATCTGTCCTACGATAGTCTCTGGAGCCATATTCAATGCACGAATCACCGAAGGATACAGTGAGTTCAAGTCCATTGAACCGATCCACTTGTGTAATCCTTTTTTAGGAAATGCTACATAAGCTCCTGCGGCTTGTGTATTTTCTGTATCGTCTCGCTTTGGACGATTGGGAACTTGAAGTCCTCTATGATGTGCTTCGTTAATAATACCTTGCTCAGTAACTGCAACAGCACCCATTGTAGTCTGAAGCAATACAGTATTTTCATGAGCAATAGTGTTACTTAAATCAATGAAGCGGAGTTTCTTGTCAAGTTTATCTAGAAGTGCAGTATCTTGAATATTGTATTCGATAAACTTGCGGAAGTCGTTGTTATATAGTTGATCCAGTGTGCCTTCATATGGCACTTTGTTTTCACCTACTTCGATTTCACCAATAGCATCTAATCGATATGAATGCCGTTCTTCATACGTGTATTTACGATACAATTCTAAACTGTCTAAATGTACACGACCTACAAGGTCAAATGTAACTGCTTGCTTCCCGTATTTTTCATATTCACGCTTCTTAGGCAGTTGCCCCCAGAGACAAAAACGTCTTGTGTCGTCTTTGCTCAATACACGACTAACACGATTTACAGTATATGGAATATCATATCCTTCACTGTTCCAACCTGATAATATGTCAGCGTCTTCAATAAGGTCGAGGAAAGTGTTTAACATATCTCCTTCTTTATCGAATAACATTACATTATCAATGCCTTCAATCTCTTGTTGAGCCTGTTCCATAGTAAGCGTCTTAGGCGGAACTGCAAGACATATCATTGTTTCTAACCACTGCAAATATACAGAGATAGAAGTAATGCCCATAAACGGATCACTAGGATCAGCAAAGCCTCGCTCTGGATCAAAGTCCGTCTCAATATCGAAGAACGCAATGTTTAGTTTAGGAGCATCTTGATTAAGATAGTTCTCACTTAAACACTGGAAGATAGGATTAATGTCACTTTCAAACATATTCTTGCCTTTGTTAATGGCAAGTTCTTTGCGGAAGTCTTTGGTATTTTTACATACGATGCGTGTTAGTGGATCACCGTACACACTTTTGTACTTTCCTTTAGGGTCTTCAAAGTAAAAAGTATATTTTGCTTGNTACTCGTTGTATATTCTCTTACCATCACGGCGNTCTACCGCACGGATGATATCTTGATCGCGATCAAAGAAAGCGTCTACGTAACTCAATATTTTCTCCTATGTTCATTTATGGCTGAACTACCTTCTACATGCCTGCTCTTGCATTGGCGTATTGTATATATCACCTTAACTTATATACGTTTTAAGTATTGAAGCAAGTTTTTCATTACCATATTGACTATAATGATTGACAACGCCTTTGTTATTATTCCAGTGTGTACTACAATCTAAGTGTTGACGTTCCAAAACAAAGTTACTAATACAAGGCAAGTGCGATATGCTCAGGTAATTTTTATCTTTTAATAACTCGTTTATTTTATTTCTAAACAACTTGTAAATATCCCATTGATAGTCTTCATCGTAGTGTGTTTCAAACCAAAGTTTTGCTGAACGTACTTTTTTGTTTATAAATCCACATTTATCTGNTACATCGTTGTAAAGTAAATCGCAATTTTGATGCAAATCTGTGTTGTGTATACTGTTGTTTGTGTGTACACGATAAGGNCTGGTATGACTTACTATAATAAAGTCAAAGTCTACACCTTGTTCAACTTGTTTTAATATTTTATATTCGCCTACACCTGCTTGTGCTCTATTAACAATATT